ACGCGTTGTCCTTCGCGTGTTTCGCGGCGACCATGCACGCGGCGGCTTCGTCGGCGGTGATGAGCTGGGTGGCGCAGGGCGTGCCGTCGGAGTTGTAGGTGGTCATGTGCCACCACCAATCCAGCGCGACGGGAGTCCCTCGTCGAACTCATGGCGGCAATGCAGGCACATCGCGCGGAAGTGCCCGACATGCCCGCTCCGCCACCAAGTGCGCTTTCGCGGAGGCACGTAGCGGCGAAAGGCCGAGAGCGCGTCGGCGCGTGCATGTCTGCACACGGGACACGGCGAGCCGTGAGGTACGTACGTCGGGAGCGGGCGCGTCAGATCGTCGATGACAGCGCGCAGCCGCCGGTTCTCGGTCCGCAGCTCGTCGCGCTCACTCCGCAGCGCATCCCGCTCCGCCTCCACATCCGGCGTGCGGTAGCCGTGGGGTGGCGAGGGAGAGGTCATGAGCGAGCCCCGGCGTTCCGCGGTAGCGTCCGCAGCGCCCAATTAGCGTCGCGGGTTACGGCCAGTGCTTGCGAACGCTTGCGCTGCTCCTGTCGCTTCCACTGGTCGGCGGTGCGCAGCATTCCTCGCGCCTGCTTCAGCGCTTCCTTCCACGCGGCGCGTTCCGTCGCGAACGTCGTCCACCACAGCCCGCTCGCATCGCGCCCTGCGGGGTAGTTCGGCATGGGCATCGTAAGTCTTCGGCGTCGGGGCCGCAGCGTCGCCGATAGCGTCCAGTATGTCTTCGTCTCGCTCATGTTCCCGTCTCCCTTTGCTTCACTTCGCCGCGCCGTCGGGTCGCGGACGGAACATCGTGCTCGTCGCAGTCTGACCGCAGCTTCCACACACGCTCCGGTGCCCGATCTCGACGCGCACCTCGTAGGGGCCGACAGCACCACGCGTGCGCCACTCGACGCGCTCGTCGCCGTCATCGATCCCGAGCCACGCGGCAATCTCGTCACGTGCTCCTTTCACGGCATACGCAACCCCATCCGAATCCATCGCACCGGGTCCAACGCGCGTGATGGTCACGATTGCAGGAAGGAACACCGGACACGGCTCGCCGAGCCATGCGATCGCGGCCTTGGTCGCCCTTCGCAGATCGCGCCGGCACTCCTTCGCGGCCCACTCGTGACCGTGCTTGCCGTTCACGCCGTGCGTGATCGCCGGGAAGCTGAACGCCACGCCGTCGAAGTCGAACGCGGTGCGCGTGCGATGCGGGGCCATCGGGCGCGGGCGGCGCGGCTTCTTCTTCGCCTTCGGCAGCACCGGGTGACCGGTTCTTGGATCGCGGGGGAGGTCGCGGACGTGGAGGGGTGCGGGGCGCTTCATCGCCCCTCCCATTCGCGCAGCGCATCCATATCGTAGCCAGACGGCACGTCAGGCCGTTGTTCCTCGAGGTCTTCGAAGCGCATGCATTCGGCGTTGAACTTGAGCCGTACAGTGACCGGCCACTTACCCTGCCGCTGCTTGCGGATGATGAACTCCGCAATGCCGCGATCGTCGGTTGTATCCGGGTTCACGAGTTCGTCGCGGTAGAGGAACGCGACGAGCGACGCGTCACTCTCAATGCGGCTTGAGCCGAGGAGGTCTGACGCGACCGGCCGCTTGTCCTTCCCGCTACGTTTGCCGTGGTCGCGGTTCATCGACGCGATTGCGATCACAGGTACGTCGAGTTCGCATGCGAGCGCAGTGAGACCGGAGACCGCATCGGTGACGCGCTGCCGCTCATCCATCGCCGAGGACACTTCGATGAGCTGGAGGAAGTCGACGACGACGAGCATGGGAATGCCGTCCTTCGGATCGCGACCGAACCGGCGCTTGTGCCGCTTCGCCTTGGCTCGAATCTGCGTGATCGTCTGTTCCTTCCCGTCGTCGATGTGGATGGGCAGCCCTTCCAGTCGTCCGATCGCCGCTGTCAGCGCCTCGTAGTCGTCCCCGCTCAATTCCCCCGCTTCGTATCGCTCACTGCTAACGCGCGCCTCCATGCACAGTAGTCGATCGCCAATGTCGCGGCTCTTCATCTCGAGCGAGTACAGGAGCGATGGGCATCCATTCCTCGCGGAGTGAATCATCACGTTGGAGATAAACGCGCTTTTGCCGGTCCCCGGAGGTGCTCCAATTACGTAGAGCCGACCGCCGACGAACCCACGTCCAGCGATTACGCGGTCGAGCGATTTGAACCCGGTCGACTCGCCGCGCTTCTTCGGTGCCGCCGCTTCCTCGGTCCTCGTAACGCTCGCATTCGCCGCTTCGAAGATGATGTCGCGGATCGACACCGGGCCGCCGCTCTTCATGTCGGCCGCCGCGAACAGCGCGGTCATCGACTTGTCGACTGCGGTATTCAAGGGGAGCGACCAGTCACACGCAACGTCCGCGATCCGACGAGCCGCGAAGAACAGACGGCGAGTTCCAGCGAGGTCGGCGAGCATGCGCGCGTGCTCTTCGATGTTCTTCGCCGTCGATGCCGCCGCAGTGATCGCCGCGAGCTTCGCCCGTCCGCCAATGCGTTCGAGTTTTCCGGTCGCCTCGAGTTCCGCCGCAACCGTCACGGTGTCTACGGGTCGACCGCTCGCGCTCACCGCGCACATCGCGCCGAAGATGTCGGCATGTCCGTGGGCGTCGAAGTCCTCCATCGAGAGGATGGACTCCAGTGTCGCGAGTGCGTCGTCGCTCAGCATCGCCTCGCCGAGTGCTTGCTCCTCGAGCCGATGGTCCCGTCGTGGCTCGCGAGACACGGGTCGTGCGACGACGAGTTGCGGGTTAGCTGCCATGGTTGTCTCCCGCTGCCGGCTGCTGTTCGAAGAGACCGCGTCCCGATCGCGCCGCCTGGAATGCGGCAATCTGTTCCGGCGTGGCCTGCTTGCGCTCCGGCTGCGGCGGATCGTTCGCGGGCGGCGGCTTCGGTGCGCTCGCCTTGAACCGATCGACGTTCGGCGCGCTCCGGCAGATCAGCTCGATGTCGTTGTACAGCGCGCCGTTCTCGTTATCGCCCATGTTGTGCGGAGTGCGTCGGCATCCGTCGATCGCGAGCCGAAGATCATCGACGGTGTAGCCTCCGTCGAGCCGAGCTTGGATCGCACGTGCTCGCTTGTCGTCGAGTTCGGTGCGCACATTCTTCTTCATCACAACACGCCAGTGGTCGAAGACGGCGCGCGCCTCCGGCGTTACGACGATTGGATCTCGAGACCGACGACGAGCCCCCGAAGGGGGTAAGGGGGTACGGCTAGGCTCAGTACGGCTAGGCACGGCACGGCACGGAGTGACCGGCTGTGACTCCGTGTGACCGCTCGTGACCGCGTGTGACTCGGCGTGACTTTTGGTCACGCTCCGTGACTCATCGTCACGATTCGTGACATCAGCCGAGTCGATCGCATGCGCCCGGTCACGTTCGCGCTCAGCACGCTTCCGTGCTCGGTCACTCTGGCTGCACTCCTGCGCATGCAAGAAGTTCGGGATCACGAACATTGACCCGGCCTGTTTGATCGTCCCGTCTGACAGGAGTTCGGCAACGCCCGCCTCCACGATCTCGATCGGCGCTGCGAGCGCGACAGCGAGTCCCTTGAGACCGTACGCCCCCACGTCGATCATGCCGGCGCGATCGACCTTGCGAAGCAGTGACATGAACACGAAGCGCGTCTGCCACGACCACATGAGCCACGTCGTTGTGTCGCGCGTGTAGAGACGCACGTACCTCTCATCCTCCCACCTCATCGCGACGCCTCCGGTCGAATACGCTTTCGGATCAGTGCGACGGCGTCTCGCACGCAACCCGCAACGTCACGGTGCACCTCGCGACCGCCGTACCGGCGCACGTGCCATCCGGCGTCTTCGATCGCGCGCTGTCGCTTGCGGTCGCGCTCGATGCTTTCGGTTGAGCCGTGGGCAGCAAGACCATCGAGTTCGATCCCTGTACGCGTCTCGACGTGCGCGAAGTCGATGAAGTACGGGCCGACGGGGTACTGACGAACGAGCGGTAGATGACGCGCGGACCGCGCCCATTCGTCGGCGAATCGCTCTTCGATCGGCGATTCGGTGACGGGGCGGGTCTTCTCGGCGGTGGTGGTGAGCACGACACCGCTGCGCGACTCGAGAGCCGAACGCACTGCGGCTTGCCGCTCCGACGCGCGCTGCTCACGTATAGCATCCGCGTACCCGCACACGCCCTGTAGCTTGTCGGTGTAGACATCGCGCTCGATCGCATCGTCGACCTTCGCGACGGTTCGAATCACAACGCGCAGCATGCTGATTCGTCGGCCGTGATCCGCGATCCGCCGCACCTCTTCGATCATCGCGTCAATCGGCGATGGCTCGCTCGGCACCATCACCGAATCGGAGAATGGGTTGTTCTCTCCATAGACCGTTACCTTCGGATCGCCGAAGGGGTGATTCGTCCAGTCAATCATGCCGCCACCCTTGCGCCACGTGTATCGACGGCGCGCTCTGCGATGAGGCTTGCGTATGTCGTCGCGTCTTCAGTGACGCGGACAGTCGCGCGTCGCACGAGCGCATCGTCGATTCCCTTGGCCGTGCTGGAGTCCCACGTCTCAACCGTCACGCCGAGGCGCGCGTCAACGCATCCTCGGATCAACAGCGCCAACGCGATACCGACCTCCGGCTTCGTCCGATGGTCCGCATCGAAAGCGACGCGCACGCGCTTCACGCCCAGCGTATCGAGAACCGGCAGCGCCGCCCGCCACGACCCGACGCCAGGAATCGAGATCGTCGGGATGGACGAGAGGACCGAAGCGGCATCCGCTTTCAGCTCGCCCTCGGTGACGCGCGCTTCGGTCCAGTCCACCGACTCGCCGAATAGCGGAACATGCACCGCGAGCATCGCCCGCGGTCCGCCCTTCGACCCGCTCGAGACGTACGTGTAGCGGGGACCATCGTCGTCGCTGTCACGTCGGATCTTGAGCGCCACAATGAGTCCGTCGGTGTTGCGCACGGGAATCACCAAACCAGGCGACCCCGCAAAGCTCCACCACGTGCGATCACCATCGCCGCCGACGAAGACGCCGGGGATCGATCGGGCCGCCGACTCGCCGAGGTGCTCGACGACCGTGCGTGCCAGCGCGCTGCGACCCTCGAGCGGAAGCGTGCGATAGCCGCGTGTGCGGATCTCGGTGCGCGAGAGTCCACGCCGCTCGAGCGATGCGGCGTGCTCGTCGGTCAGCCGCAATTGCGCGAGCACCATCCGGTGCGCTTCGTCGAGTGTGACGACATCTGCGATCGGTGCGCCGCCAACGTCGGGACCCACCTCACCCCGCGGCGTCGCCCCGTCGAGTACATGCACGTAGTACGTGACGCCGTTTGCGTCGGTGCGTTCGATGCCGCCGCTGTTGCGCATGCACACGACGAGGTTCCCGTCGGACCGCACCGAGCACCACGAATCGCCCTTGCAGATCGGGCAGCGGCGCGAACGGGTGACGCGTGTCCACGCACCGCGACCGCCGCCGAATGCGTTCTTCGATCCACTCATCGCTCCCCACCTCCCCCGACTCGCTCGAGGTCGTGGCGGATGACGGCCAAGAGGCCGCGGAGTGCGTACAAGGCGAGGTGCAGACACGCGGTGCGCGCGTAGCCCGATGGCCGCGCGATCGAATCCGCGTGCTCCATCCACCGCAGCGCTTCACCCGCGCACATTTCGAGGTTCCGCAGCGCCGAGCGCGCTCGGTCGGTGTGGCGCAGTCCGATCGACCGCGCGTACGTCTCCCGCGCCATCGTCGCTTCTTCGCTGTCTCGATCCGCGTAGCTCATGCGGCCACCGACCCTTCTCGTGCTCCAACGTTCGCGCCCACGAGTGCTTCCGCCATCGGCGGGCACACGCTGTTGCCTGCGAGCCGCGTCTGCGCCTTCTTCGAAAGCCGCTTCCCGTTGAAGAGCGGCGCGATGTCGTACGTGCGCGGGAAGCCCTGACCCGCGAACAGTTCGTGCGGCTCCAACATCCGCATACCGATGTCCGTAATGCGGTACGGCTGGCCGTGGACGGTTACGAGTGCGAAGCGAGCTACGGACGTTACCGTGTGCAGCGGCTCCCAAAGGCTCTGCTGCTGCCCGCCGCTGCCGTAGTATTTGAGGAGCAGTGCGTGGACGGCGTCACTGCGCTCGCCGAACGCGAGTGGCAGTTGCGCATGACGCAACGTCGCACTCAGTAACGCGTGATGGTCGACGGCCGTGATCGTTCCGAGCGGCGACGTCATCGCCGTGCCTGCGTTGTTGTTCCCGTTCGGCCCGCCGCCATAGTGCTTCGCGATGGCGTGCGCAGTGACCGCGCCGGCCCCTCTCACGACGAAGGGGTTCGCGCTCTTAATGACATGGCGTCGAATGCCATCGGCGATGCGCTGGAGCGTCGCTTCGGCGAGGTCACGGCCGAAGATCGACGGACACGGGAGGCTCCAGTCGATGACTTCATGAGCCGCGCGCCATTGCGAGCGCGGATGCGAGATTGATGGCCACTGAATCGGCGCACCGTCGCGGCGAGCGACGAGGAACAGGCGCTTGCGGGTGGTCGGCGCGCCGTAGTCCGCCGCGACGAGACTCCGCCATTCAACCTGGTACCCCTGCGCACGGAGCTTCCCGAGCCAGATGCGGAACGAGCGGCCTGCCTTTTCGGGGATTGGTTTTCCCTCGTTGTCGAGCGGCCCCCACGTTTCGAACTCCTCGACGTTTTCTAGGCAAATTACGCGCGGCCGCACGGCTCTTGCCCACCGGATCACCACGCTCGCAAGGCTCCGTGTCTTCGCGCTCTTCGGGGCTGCGCCCTTTGCCCTGGAGAAGTGCGTGCAGTCCGGACTTGCCCACATGAGGCCGACGGGGCGGCCGGCACATGCCTCTACCGGATCGACCTCCCACACATTGCAGAGGTAGTGCTTGGTGCGCGGATGGTTCGCCGCGTGAACCGCAATCGCTTCCGGACTGTGATTGATCGCGATGTCGACGTTGCGACCGAGAGCGGCTTCGATGCCCGTGGAGGCACCGCCGCCACCTGCGAACGAATCGACCACGAGTTCGTCGAGGCCGATGCGGAGTGAAGGAGGGCGGCTCATCATCACGCCCACCCCCTCACACCACCGGGGAAAACAGAGCGGCGCGGCGCGACTACGGCGCCGACGACGATGATCGCGACGAGGAGAGCGAGGCCGAGGGTGTCGTAGAGGCACGAGTGGCGCATCACGCGGCCACCCCTTTCGGCTCGGCGAGCGCGGCGATCTTGGCGACGGCATCGTCATCGACCATCCGCTCCAGCACCTCGGCGATGGTCTCGCGCGGTCCATTGAGCGACACCGTCGCGACGCCACCCGATCCCTTCACGTCCAGCGTGCCGTGCATCTTGCCGTTGTGGCCGATGGACGCCCCTGAGAGCGTGCGGTGAGCGAGCACACGGCGCGTGTGGGCGGTGATGAGTTCCGTCATCGCATACCCGTCATTGCAGTCCGACCATGCCGCGAGTGTTGCTTCACGCAGCGACCGCGATTGAAGATGCTCCACTGCGAACGGGAGTGAGATCGTCTCGGCGCGCGTTATGAACCCCGCGAGCGCATGGAGCATCCGCGCGCCGGTGTTCGGCACGAAGGGTCTATCGCACTCGTTCGCACGCAGCTCGTCCCGGCCCGCTAGCACCTCGTCGCCACCGGATCCAGGACGCACCGACGCGCGCGCGGCCGACTTGCGCCCGCACCGAGCGCACAGCGCGAACCACGCCGTGCGACGCCCGCCGCGTGGACCTTTCTGCTCTTCGTAGTGGTACAGATAGAACTCGCCGCAGCGCGTGCCGTACGGCTCGACGGGGCTGTAGTCGTAGACGTTCACGCGGCCCTCCGCTTCTTCCACTCGCCCGGCCGCTTGCCGAGGTGGGCGACCGCCGCGCCGCGACCGGAGCGAGTGAAGACTGCGGCGACGTCGAGGCCGTTCGACCTCCTCCACTTCATCTCGCGCTCGTAGTCGGTTTCCGCCGAGAGGTAGGTCGCGAGTAAGGCACCGTTGCGCCACAGGCGCGACATGCACTGGCGCGGTGTGCGGAACGACTTCATCGCGGCGGTGCGATCGGCGCCGAAGTACACGACAGACTGCGTCTCGGTCGACACGAGATACCGAGACGGCGCACTGAGCCGCTGTGATCGCGTGGTCATGCTGCCCTCCGTGTGGCGATTGCGCATCGCGCACGATGGCGAGCGAGAACCCACGCGAGACCGGCGTCGTGACGAACCAACTCGTCCAACGTCGCCGCTTCAATCGCCGCAACACGAGACACCCGACCACTCGCCGCACCACGCAGGCAGACGGGCGAGGTCTTCCTTTCGTGGTGAACTACGCGGCGCGACGAGTGGTGGGTAAGGGTGGAAGAGGGGCGATTCATTCGGACGCCTCCGAGAAGTCGATCCCGAGTGCCGTGAGCGCATCGACGTGTGCCTGTGCCTTGTCGCGCGCGTCCGTTGTCGTTCGAAGCTCGCGCATCGCATCACGCGCGATCCCGTCGAGTGCATGGTCGATGGCCCGATCGGCTTCGCTGCCGACACCACCGGCAACCGTCTCGTTGCCGTAGACAGCCTTCACGACCCAGCCGCCGTGAGAGGTCGACTCCAATGTGATGGTCGCGTACCGATGGCCGAGTGCGTCGATTGCTCGGCGCAGGAGTTCGATGCGGCTCATCGCGCACCACCCTTCGCCCCGCCGATGGCGTGCATGCGAGAGGCAGTCGCGGCGCAGACTGCGGGCCAATGCGGCGCACCCGACGCGCGGTGCCTTGCGTACTTGCGCATGAACGCTAGGCGATCACGTCGCGCCTCGTCGCTGTTGTCGCCGATGCGGAAGTGGTCGTTGATGCCGACCGCATCGCCGATGCCGCCGAATAGATCCTCGGCTGTCGTGGCAATACTGACACCCGGGACACCGCACTTGTTCGGCGCTGCCGACCGCACAGCCGCACCGACCGCACAGTAGCGACAGAGCGGCTTGCCTTTGCGGGTACCGACTCGCACGCGGTACGAGCCGGTGCCGAGACCTGTTCCGTCGAACGCGTCGAGCGCTTCGGCGAATGCCTTCCAGTTCGCTTCCATCACGCACCCGCCTTTCGCGCGGCCCGCGCCGCCAGCTTCGCCGTCCGCATCTCACGCTCCCCTTCGGCGCACTTCGATTCGATGTCGCCCCACTCGGCCCCGGTCACCTTCTTCCCGCCGCGACTCTTCGCCGCCGTCGCGGTCGACACGGCTTGCGCGATGTCGCCAGCACGAACCGACGCGGCGAGCGCAATGCCTTGCGGGTCGCGCGCGGGCTCGGTCGGCGCGAGTTCACCGCGCTTCACTTCCAGCCAGTGCTCCAAGAAGTCGACGAGGTCTTCGGTGGCGAGCGCTTCCAGATCGCCCGCGCCGAGCACGCCCGTGACCTTCAGTTCATTGCACTGCGTCCGCACGTACTGCGGCGTGACGTCTAGCTGCGCGGACCACACCGGGACCAACGTCACGTTCTGCGTTGCGCGAGTCTTGAAGTACTCGTGCAGCATCGTGTTGAAGCGAGCCCGTGCGCCCTTGCGCTTCTCCGAGATCTCTCGCCGCTGAACGTCCGATTCAGTTGTCTGCTCGTTCGACACCGCAACTACCTCCCGCTCTCGTTCGTCTGCACAGTCATCTCGTGATCGTCGCGACCCTCGCCGCTCTGCTCCTCTGCTCCGTCGCCGCTGACACGGGCCGCGCCGAGTGCCCGGACTACGGCGCAAGCCACGTCGAGCACCGTGTCGACCGCCGCCACGACCTCGCGCGGCAGGCACTCGCGGCACCCGATCGCGTGCTGGTCGCGCACAAGGCGGACCAAACGGCTGGCGTCCGGGGGCGCGAAGTCGTTCGCGGTGAACGTCGCGAAAGCGGGAGAGGGCGCGAGCTGCGATGCGGCAGTAGCTGCGCTCACACCCGCGCTGGACGAAGCCGTATCGCAGCTCCCATGGTCGCTGTCGGGCGACGTGTGAGCGGTGGTCGCCGCGGGCGAGCAAGCCGTCTCGTCGCAGTCGTTCCACATGGTCGGTCAGCTCGCCTTCCGCTCGGCCGAGTCGAGAGACAGGCAGAAACGCGCGTGCTTGATCGCCGTCTTCGCGGCGCGGTACCGGGCCAGCGTCGGGCGGTTCATGAACGCGACGAGTCGTTCCTGCGCGGCACCCCACAGGTCCGCTCCAAGCGCGCCGTGACCGAAGCTCTCGTAGAACAACGCGTCGAGATCGTCGTGAAGCCGATCGAACGCAGCATCGACGGCGAGGCGGTAGCCACCAGCGGCGATGATGAGGATGACGACGAGTGCGAAGGGCAGCATCGTTCAAACCTCGCTGCCGTCTTGAATGTCGAAGCGAAGCGGGCTGGACTTGTCGGCGACGCTTGCCAAGAACGCGCGGCGGCGCACCGGATCCACCGACTCGACGTACAGCTTCCACGCGCGGTCGCCCGCGGCACGCAGTTCCATCATTGCGGCGAACGTCTCGCGGATCTTCAACCGCACCGCGTCGATCTCGCGTGCGGCGGCCTCAGCACCGGGGCGACGCACGAGGGTGCTCAACCACGCGTCGATGATGAACAGCGACTCGCCGTCGATGTGCGACGGTTTGTGGGCGGCGGTGAGTTCGTCGAGCTGCGCGCACAGGCAATCACGCTCCGCGGTCATCTTGCGCAGCGCGATCGTGTCGGGGTGGGTCTGAATGGCGGTGGAGTGCGCAGCGAGTGCGGCGTACGCGGCGGCCATGCTCGCGTGCGAGAACTCCATGCCGTGGTTCACGTGCATCGTCACAGTCGGCTTCGGCGGCGTGACTCTGGTGTCGACGCCGTTCGTGCGCGCGAAGCCGGAGCGGGGCGGAAGTGCCTTGATACGCTCGCCGATGTTGCGCCACGGTTCTTCGTAGTTCAGCCACACACCGCGACCGGCGTAGGCGTCTACGATCTCGGCGGCGCTACTTCGGCTCCAGTGCGTGCCGTCCTTGCACTCAACCGCCATGATCGTGGCGATGATCGACTCGCGCGTGTCGGCCGCAACGATGCGCAGCCCGGTGCCGTGGCAGTGAGGGCACGAGTTGCAGGCGAACTCGTACCAGTTGCCGCCCCCGGCACCGGAGTAGCCGGTAGCGGTGACGGTGGTGATTCCGTCGGTGCCGCCGAGTACGGCCGTCTCGCCGTAGATGCGGGCAACGCACTCGCACCGCTTCGACGTCTCGTCCGTAGCCGTGCAGATCTCTTTCGCGTTCGTCTCGTTCATCGTTCCCCTTCTCTTTCTCTTTCAGCGTGTCGACGCGGTGAGGCGGGTGCGGCGTGCGGTGCGAGCTGCGTTCGCGCGATGGCGCGGCAGTCGCGCACGCGGGTACGCATGCGCCGTCGCGATGGCTCGTTCCGGACTCGCGTCGAACTCGCCGACGAACACGAGCACGTCGAACGAAATCGCGAACCACTCACCGTCGGGCAGTGCTTCGTGCGCGAGGTGCCGGTCGATCGCGGCTTCGTCGTCGCGGGTTCCGGGCTCGTATGTCGAGAGCACGATCGTACGCAGCGCACGCATGCGCTGGCGAAGAGTGCGTTCGTCCGACGTCCAGCCGATCTTGACCTGCGCTCGCGCGACGCTGAGAGCTACGTACAGCATCGCTCAGGCCGTCTCGGCGAGGGTGGTGTTGGCGGCGACGGCGTCAGCAGTGGCGGCGACGATCGCGGCGCGCTGCTCACGTTCGGCGACGATCTGACGACGGCGACCCTCGGCAACGTTCGCGCGCTGCTTCTTCGTGAGCGGCTTCCGCATGTAGCCCTTCGCCGGGGCGAACAGTTCCTCGCCCGTGATTCCGAGTGCGAGGCGCGTGATGATGGTGGTGCGTGCGACGCCAGCGATGTCTGCGATCTCCTGCGTCGACATCCGTACGCCGTTGATCTCGTGAGTCACACGGGGCCGACCGCCGCCGCGCCTCGCAGATCCGCCCGGCATGCCACCGCGCTCTTGATTGCACCGCTGCTCTACGTACGTCGCCCACCGCACGTTGCCGGGTTCGTAGTGCCCGTCGTTGTCGATGCGGTCGAGCGAGTGACTGCGCGAGGGGCGGGCTCCGACGTGCGCGAAGAACGCGTCGAAACTATGACGCCACTCCGTGCACATGCGGATGCCACGACCGCCGTAGCGCGCGAAGTTCGGGTTGCGCGGGTTCTCGCAGCGGCCGATGATGTTCGTCCACGCCATGTACTCTGGCGTGCGAACGCGGGTGCCTCGCGGACCGACGAAGGAAGCGCGTACACGATGGGTCATCTCTCAACCCACCTTCGCGGGCGTGGTCGTGTCGTTCGACGGCGCGAACGGCGTGATCGCCTTCAGCTCGTCACGCTCGGCATTGGTGAGCCACGACTTCGCGGGCACGTCCTTCGCCGTGTAGCGTTCGATCCGATCGCGCACGTCGTGCTTCGGCCGGTACACGCCGTCGCGGAACGCGATGAGTGCGGCGCGACTCACGCCGAGCACCTTCGCGGCTTGCGTCAGCGATGGCGCACCAACGCGTCCGAGCCACGCGGCGAGCAGTTCACGACCCTTGGTTTCGAACTTCGGAGTCGTCGTGTTCGACGCTTCGTCTGAAGGTTTACTCTCCATGGCTACCCCGGAGGATAGTAACCTTACTCGCGCTGCACAAGGGGGTGACGAGCGAATTTCGAAGGCGCGTCACGGTCGACCTACTTTACCCCTCGTCGTCTTACGGTCTTCGCCAATGAAACCGGAGGTTTCTGACGCGGTGGCTTGGTACGTCCGCGAGGTGCTCTCGAAGTGGATGGAGGACCATCCGAACGAGACGAAGGCCTCACTCGCTCGCACGATGGACGTCACCAAGATGACGACGGGCAAGATCCTAAACGGCGAGGCACGCCCTGGACTCGCCGCATCTCAGAAGACCGCCGAGCTGGTTGGCATGGACTGGAAGCGGTTTCAGGCTCTCGCCGCAACGGAGTATCGCGCGCGGGGCGAGCGCGAGATGCGGACCGAGATGGACGACCGCTATCCGAACCGCGCAGCCGTGCTCAAGGTGCTCGCTGCCGAGCTGCACCCGGAGACGGTCGTTCGCGCGAAGAAGATCGCACTCAAGAGTGTCAGCGACATGATGGCGTCCGAGTGGATCGACGACATCCGCGCGCTCGACCGTCAGGTCCGCCGTGAACTCGCGAACCCCGACCATGCGAAACGTGAACGCGAAGCGAAGCGCAAAGAAGTAGAAGCCGCACTCGAGGAGGAGGATACTGACCGTCCTCGTTAATGGAGCGGTTCGAGATCGATGGCGTTGCGGTCGCGACGTACGAGCGCGCAGGGTTCGACCCGTCGAAGCCAGTCGACCCAACACGGCTCGCGCTGAACCTCCCCGGCTTCGACGTCGAGTTCGCGACGGACATGAAGCGACCCGCGCAGCTCGTTCCTGGAAGCGACGGACGATGGCTCATTCGCATCCGTCAGAACGCCACACCGAAACAACGTCGATGGCTTGCGGGTCACGAACTAGGTGAGTCGATCATCGCTGACGCGCGCATCGTGTCGCCGTACGTCGAACAGTACGCGGACAACTTCGGCGCCGCGTTGTGCCTTCCGCGACCCGCGATGCACGCACTTCGGTACACGCTCGGTGAGAACTTCGCCGCGATCGCGATGCACACGAAGCTGACCGAGACGATCGTCGCGCTTCGCTTCGGTGAGGTGTTTGATGCTGCCGTCGCGATCATTATGCCGGGGCGTGTGAAACGTATCGGCGAGATGCCACCGGACCACGAGCTGCGGAAGATCGCGAGGGCGGGTGGATGCCGTGGCGTGCGGGCGATTAGGTTTACCGACTCCAATCGCGTCGCTCTCATCTCGCAGGACTGAACGCATGTAATCCGCTGCGACGGTGGAGTGATGAGCCCTGTGATCATCGGCGACACTCGCTCGCATGGAAGTATTCATCGCAGGATGGTTCGTGTGTGGCCTCATCGCCGCAGCGATCGGTGCGCGCAAGGGTGAGGGGTGCACAGGGTTCATCGTCGGCGCGATCTTCGGTCCGCTCGGCATCCTCTTCGCGCTGTTGTCGAGCGGTAATCGCGTCGACTGCGCCTTCTGCCGCGAAAAGGTGATGAAGGCAGCGCTTCTGTGTCCCCACTGCAAGAAGCCGGGACCAGGTGCGAAAGACGCGATGGATGCAGGGCGGTGGCCGTCGTGAGGCTCGCGCTGCTCATCGCCGCCGTGCTGTCGCTTGCGGGGTGCTACTCGCCATCGCGTGAGGAGCCGCAACGCGGGTGCTGCTCACGTCACGGTGGCGTCTGTGGATGCCGTCGTCATCAGGTGCAGTGCTGTGACGGCACCAGTTCACCGAGCTGTGGGTGCTGACGTAGATCTCCGCCGCCTAGCCGCGGGCCCGGCCACGCGACCCAACACGCTGTTACCCCAGTAATCCGGCCTCCGCACCCCGGGCGCGAGCTTCCGCGCGCGTGCCGCAGATCAGTGCGAAACGTCAAGGGCACCCCTGCGCCCTATCCATGTAGGTGTGTGTCCTACGATTTGTAAGGTTACTAGTCGAATTCGACGCCTGCCCCCTTCCCATCGCTAGCGAGTAACCTTACTCTCCTTCTCACACCGCGACCCCACCCCGCGGCGAACACGAAGAGAGGAAGACGAAGCACATGGGCAGCAACACCACAGCAACGGCGGTCTTCGAAGCGATGCGAGCGGTAGCGCGCGGCGACGAGAGTGCAGCCCGCACGATCTTGGCAGACGCCGCGAAGGCGCTTCGTGTGAGTGCGATCGTTGGTAAGGCGGATGTGAGCACGGCGACCGCGCTGGCGGTTGAGTGCATGGACCTCCGCGCGAAGGCGGTGTCGCTGTGATCGCCGCCCGCAAGATCGCGGAGAGCACCGCGCCGGTCGTCGCCAACGACGTCACTAGCGCCACTGACACCTCGCCGGTGATCGTCGGCCGTCGCGTCACGCTGAGCATCGGTGGGATGCACACGACCGGCACGCTCGGCTGCGACGAAGGCCTCTGGTACCTGCACGACGTTCGTGGCTTCCGCCGCCACGTGCAGAAGCTCGTGCGCGTCGGGTGCGAAGCGGAGATCGCCAAGCACGCAATCGCGTGGGACCCGTGTCGCGACTGTGGGGCGGATGCGAGGGAGAGCTGCGATCCGACGTGTCGGATCGGTGGTGCGCGATGAACGCGATGACCATCGAACGCCTCGTCGTGAGCGCGCGCCGTCTCGCGAAGGAATCGCAGCACGTCGTGTACGCCGCAGCGCTGTGCGAGGGCACGCGTGACGCGAAGGTGCTGTCGCTCTGCTGTGGATGTGCGGAGTCGCGCTTCGGGTCGTTCATCGTGCCGACCAGCTACACGGACGCGGCTGTGTGGTCCCCGGCCGCGTTCCGTCTGCCGCGTGGCGGCGAGTGCATGGGGTGCTCGTACGTGGGCCACGACTGTCTCTTGGTGCTCCCGGATGGCGTCGACCTCCGGGTGTTGGATGCGATCGAACTGGAGGCGCTTTCATGAACTCACACATCACCATCGGCACGCGCGTCCGCGAACTCACCACCGGTCGCATTGGCGTGGTCATGGAGTACCTCGCTCCGGTTGTCGACGGCGACGCGACGCATCGGGTCACGTTCGACGACGTGGGTGTGATGCCCAGCGGACACCCCGTCTACACATCGGCGTGGTTCCCTGAATCCGCCCTCGTTGAAGCTGACACCCGCGACGACGAGCCCGTCACCGACGAGCAGACCGCGTGGCTCGTGTGGGGCGGGTACTTCAAGAACACGACGGCGGACGACCGCGAGAACATCGTGGGGGCGGCAAGAGGGGGCGTGCGTCTGCTGCACCCGAAGGCAAACCTGCGTATGGCGACACTCGCACGCATGGGCCTCGTCGTGCGCGACACGCGCTCGCCCGCGTGGCTCGCGACGCCACTGGGGATCGCGTTCGCGGCGTGGTTGGAGAGCGTGCGTGTTGGGGAAGGGGTGATGGCGTGATGGCGCGCGTCGCGGCTCAGATCCGCTCCTTTCAGACGACAGGCATAAGCGCTGGCCTCTACGGGCGCGACGTGACGCCCGAATACTGGGACTCGCAGGTCGCGTCTTTCGCCACGGTCGTTCGCGAGTACGGCATCGAACTCAGCGCGCATCCATGGTTCGCGGAGATATGGGGAGTGGCGCGCGAGGGCGCCGGTCTGGTTCGCGACCGAAAGCGAAACCTCAAAGCGGCACTCCGTAGCGCTGGCTTCGACGTGATGCCGGAGAGCGCGAACCCATACGACTACGCGAAGGGGCGTGCGGCATGAGCCAGGAATTGGAGTGCATCGACTGTGGCGCCGCGACTGACGTTCCGCCCGACGCTGATGGTCTGTTCACAGACGGGACGAGGATCACGTGTGGATGCGGGCACGTGAACGTTCTGGTCGTCGATGAAGACGGCGTTCGGTTCGCCGAGGAGGCTTGGTGATGAGCGCAATCGATGAAGTGAGGGAACACCTCACGCAACTGCGCGAGAACAACGCGACGAGCGGACGCGGCAGCAACCGCTTCGTGATGAAGCACATGCGTGGGATCGCACGTCACGCCGAAGCTCTGTGCAGTCTCGCCGAGGCAGCGCGGGCGTACCGCGAGGCGCACGCGGCGTGGAAGGCAGCTCGCGAGTCCGAGGGCCGCGATGGTGATGCATGGGGCGTGTTCAAGGCGCGCCGCGAAGGTCTCTTCAGCGTACTCGCTCGCGTGGAAGGCGCGTCATCGCCATGAGCGGCCGCACCACGTCGCACTGCGACGACAGCTCCTCCGCCACGCTGCGCTTCAACCTGAAGGTCGCGGCCGACGAACTCGGGCGATCTCACCTCGGCGAACTGATCACCCGGTTCGACGCGGCGGGCCTGGAATCGATCCGCACGTTCCTGGTGCTCTCGCTGCGAAACCGCATCGAGGTCCTCAGCGAAGCGCTGGCGAGGATCGAGCGATGAATGCGCCGCGAGTGCAGACAACGCTCGCGTTGCGGCGGAGTAGCGACGGACGTGTGCGCACATCCCCGAGTGCCATCCGCGAGGCGATGGCAGCGCTACGCAGCGACGCGCTAGCGGGCGACGCACGCGCGTCCCGCATCTACTGCGCGCTCTGGTGGGAGCTGACGCTGATGAACGCAATGAGTGACGAAGAAGTGACGACGAGAGGAAGGCAACGATGACTATCGAACTGCACAACAAGAGCACCAACGGCAGCGGACTCACGACGACGGACACGATGGCGCCGCGCCGCGCGAACGACAACGCGAGTGCTGGCGCGTACGAGCCGGGCTCGCTGCGCGACGCGATCGAGTTGGCTCGCATGATGGCGGGGTCCGACCTCGTTCCGCGCGCACTCCGCAACAGTCCCGCAAACATCACGCTCGTCGTGATGGCGGGGAAGGAGATGGGCCTCGGCTTCACGCAGAGCATGCGCATGCTCCACGTGGTCGACGGCAAGATCGTGTCCGCGGCGGACCTCATCGTCGCGATGGTGAAGCGCTCGCCTGAGTGCCTCTTCTTCCGCATGGTGGAGAGCACCGACAAGGTCGCGAGCTACGAGACGCAGCGGCGTGGGGACCCCGGTCCGACAAAGCTCTCGTACACGATCGAGCAGGCGCAGCGCGCGGGTTTGGCCGGTAAGGACAACTGGAAGAAACACCCCGAAGCAATGCTGCGAGCGCGGTGCTCCGCTGCACTCGCCCGCATCGCGTTCCCCGACCTTGCGGCCGGGATGTACGACACCGACGAAGGGGACGAGATCCAGCGCAGGGCGGACAACGGTCCGACCTTCGGCGAGGCGATGCACAACGTCGCGGTGCGTGCGGACGTGCAGCGCGCCGACGCAACAAACGCGACTAGGTCTCAGCCGCTCGCGGATCTCATCAAGCGCGTGACCGACGCGACCACGGTGCCCGTGCTGCGAGCGGTGGCGCGCGAAGTGTCGCAGCCGTTCGCGAAGGACAGCGCCGAATACAAGGCGATCCTCGACGCGTTCAACGCACGCATGCGCGAGATCGAAGCGGCCGAGAAGAACGGCGCGGACCCGCGCACTGGCGAAGTCATCGAGACGGGTGAGCACGAACCAGCGCCCGCGGCGTGGACCATCGAGAAGTGGACCGAGCACATGGCAGCGAAGACGAACCGCTACGAGGTAGCCAACAGCTTCGCGAAGCACGAGAGCGAACTCGAGGCGGCTGGCATCCACGGCCCCGCATCCGACGTCTCCATCGATCGCTTGCGCGCTCTCGGTCTGGACGAAGCGCACGCTGTCGAAGCCATCGCCAAGACGAGCGATATGAAGAACACGAAGAAGGGTGCGGCGTAGACACATGCGCCGGTACCTCTTCAGCGGCAGCGGGACGCTGCGGGCCATCGAGTGCCCCGCGAGCATGGTGCTGCCGCAGAGCGATGACGCGGGCAGCGATGCGGCTGGCGCGGGGACGAACGTTCACGCGTTCATCGATCGCGCCGCGGATGTCGGGCGCGACGGCGCGCTGGCGGAGGTGTTCGCGACGGATCAGCGCGGGCGCGACATCGCGGAGGCGATCGACCTCGGGGCATTGCCCGTGGATCTCATGAGCGCCGAACGAGAGCTGGCGCTCGCATACGACGCGGGCACGAGAGTCGCGCGGCGTCTCGTTGACGGTGACGGGTCTCCGATCCTGAACCGCGAATACGAGCGCGCCGTGCCTCCGCTCGGCCCGCGCGAGATCCCGATGACGCTCGACGCTGTGGAATGGACAGCGTTCGACGAGGTGACGGTTACCGACTGGAAGAGCGGGCAGCCGCATCCGGGGTACCGAGAGCAGGTCACGCTCGGCGTCCTCGCGGTACTCGCGCTACCTGAGGTGACGTTCCCGTGTCGCGCAGTCGGTCAGCTCGTCTACCTGCGTGGCGGCGTGAACGTCGATCGATGGGACGTCACGAACGCCGACGTCGGGAACATGGCAGAGGCGGTAGCGAATGCCGTCGACACCGCCGAAGCCCTGCGCGGTCGCGTCGTGAGGCGCGACGACGTGAGCCCCGGCGAGCATTGCCGCTGGTGTAGCAGCCGTGATGCGTGTCCGGAATACGGGGACGTCGGCCGCGAACTCGCGACGATAGAACCCGCGTCGATGCTCGACGCGTTCCGTGCGCAGCTGAGCACGCCCGACGGCGCGGCGAATGCGGTGCTGCGGTTGCCGATCATCGAAGACGTCGTGGCGCAGATGCGTGCGGAGCTGGACGCGGCAGCGATGCGCAGTCCGATCGCACTTCCCGATGGGTCCAACTATGGCCCTGTGACAGAGCGTGGCGATCGGTACGTCAGCGACGTCGACGCGCTGCACGCGAAGCTCGCGGCTGCCGTCGGAGCAGACAAGGCAGACAGCGTGATGCCGATCGTCCCGGCGAAGCGGAAGGCATCCATCGGCGCCATCGAGAAGACGCTCGGTAAACCGGCGATGCGCGAACTCGAGGCGGCTGGACTTGTGAAGCGCGGTGCGGATGTGACGCGCGTGGGGATCGTGAAGAAGGCGAAAGGAAGGGCTGCGTAGATGGACGAGAAGACAAAGAGCGAGCTGAGAACGTTGGCAACGCGGATGTTGGTACTGCTCGATGGTGGGAGTGCGGGAGCAACGACCGCCGCACCCCGATCGACTGCGGGTGCGGTCGCGGATGATCGCGAGTTGGACAGCGACAAAGGGGACCCGGTGATCCGTCGCGACCCGAAGCGATGGCAGGGACCGAGCTACGTCGGCAAGCACTACAGCGAGTGCCCCGCCGACTACCTACTCACCCTTGCCGACTTCAAGGAGTGGAGCGCGGCGAATCCTCGCCCCGACGCCGACCCGAAGTACGCCGACTACGACAGGAGGGACGCCGCGAGGGCGCGTGGGTGGGCGAAGCGGAACGCCAATGGGGTCAGGAGGAGTGGCGGTGGCGTGGACCGCGACGAGATCCCTGCCGGTGACTTCGGCGGCGTCGACTCCGATACGTTCTGACTTCCGCTCTCCCACGAGACGGCGTGACCACCGTCCGAGCGGGTGTGAGGCCCGTGAAACACAAACGCGCTGCGATGGAAGGACGACGACGATGCTGAGGATCTACGGGGCGAGCGACGACTTGGTGGAGATCGAAGGCGACCACAACGACGAGTTCGAAGAGGGCGACGTCATCATCATCGGACAACGCGAGGCGAGCGCTGGCGTCAGTGCGTACGGCGTTCAGGTTCGCATGACCTACGGGCTTGCGAAGTGGAACACGGGGGCGACGTGGGCGGCCGACATCGCACCGATGGACGACGGTGCAGAGATGCCGTGGCCCGTGACGGTGGGACTCGCCGAGCGCGGGTACTCCGCTCTCGTCGAAGTGGCGTGCCCTAAAGGGACGCCCGTTCTCGTGCTCCGCAAAGGGAAGCACGTGTGGCGCGATGGTAAGTGGCTGACGAAGGGCGACGAGTAACGATGTTGCGCCCTCGCCCTAAGTGCCCCGTCTGCACGTTCCGCCCGTCGACTCGCGTCGAGCCACGAACACGCGCGAACACGCTCGGCTGGTGCAGACACTGCCGCGAGATGCTGCGGCAGGCGGAAGAGCGCGGGTGGACGCGGTCCGCGTGGCTTGTGCACCTGCGCTCCAAGTGCACCGAGTGCCAAGGGAGTCGCGGCGTCGTGCACCCGGATACGAAGCCTGCCGATGTCTACCTCTGCGGCACGTGTCGGCATCGGGTGCATCGGGCGCGGAAGAGGGCAATGGCAGCGACGACAGCGACAGGAGTGGCGGCATGACCACCGCACCACTCGACCCCGACCGCAAAGGCGCACGCGCATGGCACGACGCGCCGACGTGTCCGAAGTGTGGCGGTCCCGGTGTCGGCTACGACATCATGACCGGCTGCCATATCGACCCCCCGCAACTGCGGTGCGCGGCGTGTGGTCACTACTGGGACGCGTCGCCGGTGGAGCTGGCGAAAGCCGCGATGGCGGATGCCGCGTATCTGCGGCACGAGACCCGCGTCGAACGTGGCGGCTCGTGGGCGCCGAAACGAAGTGGCAAGCGCGCCGCCCCTAGTCCGTGGTTGCCCGGCATCGCGAAGCGGGTGGAAGCCGCTGACGAGAAGACGCTGGCGGCGTGTGGCGCGAACCACATCCCCCTCGGCGCATCGATGGCGATCGCGTTGAGCGTGAGCGCTGGGGCGCGCGTCGAGTTTATTGCCGGTGGCGTGCTGGTCATCGGCGGAACGAAGCGCATCGATGAACTGATGCGCCCGACGGGTGCGACCGAGACGACGATCTGTAACCGCCGCGCGTGGTGTTGGACGAGAGGATGACGATGGCAATGCGAAGCGAAGAGAACTCCTGTCTCACCGACCTATGCACTCGCGGCTTCAACCACTCTGGCCGCTGCGACCCATCCGCGATCGCTGCGGCGGACGAGAGGGCGAAGGGGAGTGAGGAGCGGTGGAGAGAAGGCGATGCCGAGTGCGTGCTGTACTGCGCACTCCCTTCGGGGCATGCAGGCGGTTGCGCGGACTCTACGACGGTGGCGGCGCGAGAGCGCGAGACGCGGGCAACCGCCTCCCTCACTGCCTCGCTGCGCCGGGTGACGGAGGAGCGGGACAACTGGAAGCTGCTCGCCGAGTACGCCGACCACATGCGGCGATGCGCAGCCTACGACGCTGCCTTCGATGCCGAGGACACGTGCGACTGCGGGTTCACGGCTGCGTACGCCCGCACGGGAGGGTTTGTCATGACCGAGGAGGAGGCCGCCGAATGCTCCGTCACCCCTACCGCCACCCCGCCCCGCCCGATGCCGAGCGAAAGAGAAGAAGGCTGTGGCGGTGCAGACTGCGGCTCTGCGCAGCCGAGCACGTCACACGAATCGTGCCCGACTACCACCCATGGGGGCTCTACTCCATCGCCGTCATCTGCCGCGCCTGCGGACGCGAGTGGTGCGAGTGAGTTTGCGACGTGGGACGTGAAGACCGCACGCGAAGCGGTCGACTCGCTTGCCGCCATCGCGCTGGAGGCTGACCCGAAACGCAAGGGCGTGCGATGGGCGATCGTGAAGAACGAGGCTACCCGCAACCGCTTCCGCTCCATCGCCCACGCCGTCGCGTCGGCGGTGCGGGAGAGCATCCCGAAGCCGTGCCCCTACACACGCTGCTACCCGCACGAGGACTTCGTGGGGATGGAGATGGAGCGCGATGCCGCCATCGCCGAGCGTGACCAAGCGCGTGGCGAAGCGGCTACGCTGCACGAGCGGGTGAAGGACAGGCATGCGGAGATCGCGATGCTGGAGCGCGAGCGCGACGAGCTGCGCACCTCACGCGACGCCGCCCTAGCCGACGCCGCCACGCAATCGCATCTCGCCGACGACTACTTCAAGGCGCGCGAGGCGATGAAGGTGGAGTTGGAGCGAGCAGAGCGCCAGCGCGACGAGTGGCACGACACGGCGCGCGACATCGCAGACATGTGGAGCCGGACCGCGACGCGGTTCCGCGATCTAGCTGACCTCGCCATGACCGAAGGGCTCGCCGAGTGCGAGCGGTTGCGGGCGAGTCTCGACGAATGGCATCGCTGGTACGGCGAGGCCTGCGTCGACAACCGCCGCCTCCGCAGGCGCACGAACGGGCTCACGAAGAAATCGAACCGGCTGCGGGCGAAGGTGATCGCGATGCGGAAGGCGCTGAACCACGTCGTGGACAACTACGACACGTGGCGCGCGAACAACCGGAGAGAGCCCGCGCCGCCGCCGTGGAAGCGGTCGGTCGACGTGGCGAAAACCGCGCTGACTTCGTGTGCTGACGCGGGGAAGAAATGAAGCGCCTCCGATACAGCGCGCGACGCGATGCAATCGACACGCGCAGGAGCGAGCTGCGCACGTTCCACGGCTACGCACGTTTCGGTCAAATGACATGGCCGCACTGGCGGGAGGAGTGGGACGAGGTGATGCACCGAGTCCGCTATGGCGAACCGAGCAAGACCGACCTGTACGCGGTACTGGCCGTCGCAGAGTCGTACTTCGCGCTGATCGCGAAACCCGCACCGATGCGTGACGCGATCGTGGCGCGGGTGCGCGAGGCGGTGGAGATGAGTGCTGACGCGGGGAAGAAGGGAGCGAAGTAGCGATGGACGACGATGCACTGATTAGGTTTTCGCGACTGTATGTTGTCTCTAAAGATAAGCACCCCACGCTCGGCACGCCATGCTGGTTGTGGACCAAACCGACGCCATACGGCTACGGGCGATTTTCTGTGAATAACAGGATGCGAATGGCTCACCGCATTTCCTACGAGCACTTCGTCGGCCCGATCCCGAAAGGGCTTTTCATCGACCATCTATGCAGAATGCGCGCATGTGTGAACCCGGGTCATCTTGAACCGGTGACGACCCTTGAAAACGCACGGCGCGGGGACGGCGGCAGCAACAACAGACGCAAGACACATTGCACTCGTGGTCACGAATACAGCGACGAGAACACGCGGATCAAAAGGAACCTTAAGGACGGCTCTTTTGAACGTGTCTGCAAAGAATGCAGCAGTCTCTACGAGAAGATAAGAGTAGCCCGCAGGAGAGACGTGGCGCGACTCGCAGCAACAGAGTGTGCCCGATGAGCGCGATCGACGAACTCAAGGCCCTTGAGGCGAGCGCTACGGCCGCCCCGTGGAAGGTCGCAGGCGTCTGCGCCGAGTGCACGTGCGGTAAGCCCGAGACGCACGGGAGCATCCAGGTCACCGACAAGCGCGGCATCTCGCGCAACGTGGTCGACGGCTTCCGATGCGCGAACGCGTCGAACGACGTGCAGCTGATCGCGCTCCTCCGCAACCGCGCCGCGGATCTGATCGCGTTGGCGGAGGCGGTGAGGGAGTGGAAGGAGGCGGAGGACGCGCTTGATGCGGCCTTCAACAAGCTGCGCGACAGCGACGAAGGCGACGGGCACGAGGAGGTGGTGGCTAACCGCTGGCGGTGCGGCGACGCTGCGATCCGCGCGCGCACTGCGCTTCGTTCCGCTCTCGCTCGCGTGGACAACAACGGAGAGGGGGAGCGATGAAGACGAAGAAGTGCCAAGGCCCCGCAGGCCCCTACTGCGTGGCGCTCGACGAACGACTCAACGCGAACCCCGGCGGCTACGGCGTCGCGGGTATCTCGTCGTTCGTCGTGACGCATGTCGGGACGGGCGCACGTCGCACCGTCGGCGTTGTGCACCGTCTCACGAAGAAGGACGCGGGCCTGATGCTGAATCACTGCCCGTGGTGCGGCGGAAACATCGAGCCGGAAGAGAAGAAGGCGGGTGCGCGATGAGCGAAGAGATGAAGTCCGAGACGTCAGTGCCGTGCGATTGCGGTTCGCCGTACTGCTCTGGATGGAAGCCCGCTGGCCCGCAGCGCTTCATTATTGCTCAGCACCTGGACGGCGAGTGCCCCGAGCGCCACATCGTGACCGAACTCGGTGGCGGCCGATGGGTTGCGTACGAGGATCACGCGTCGACACAGATGGAGCGTGACGCCCTCGCGCACCGCCTCGCCCGCATCGCGGCGTGTGCGAAGGAACTCGTGGCGACGCTACCGAAGTGCGGGTGGTTCAGCGGCGCGAACGGCGAGGACACGGACGCCGACGAATGGGAGGAGTGTCACGAGGTCGCGACGCACACCGATTACGAGATGCGACGATGCGATAAGCACGCACCTAAGAATCGCGGCTATGGCGAGACGGACTACGCCGTACCGCTTCGGGCGCTCCTCGCTGCGCTCCACGACGACGGGGAGGCGGGGCGATGAGCAAGCTGGACGAAATGGTCGCTCGCGTGGCGACGCTGCGCGCGCGAGATGCCGCGTTGTGCACTACGCATCACGCCGCGTGCGCATGCCGTGAGGCAGCGATTTCGGCCAGCGTCGTGCAACTAACCGCGGACGTGGCGTCGATGCGCGCCGTAGTGGAGGCGGCGCAGCGCGCGGTCGACGCGATCGGAACGGACTACGTCGAAGACGAAGTCATTGCACTAAAGAAGGCGCTCGCTGCCATGCGTGCGACGGGTTCTCGATCATGAGCATCTGCGCAACATGCGGCGCGAACAAGGACACCGTCGCGTGTCCGTGGTGTGAAGCGCTCGGGCCGTCGCCTCACCACACCATCGCGCGGCTGACGAGCGAGGTGGAGCGGCTGCGTACGGAGATCGACGCCCTGCGCGCGAAGGTCGCCGAAGAGCGGAAGCTCGTATGCGAGCGACGGGAGCGGATGTTCGCGGGCGGGAACGACGCTGTCGGGATGGTATTCACGTCGATGCGAACGGCGCTGGACCGCATCGTGAAGCTGGAGCCGGTGCCTAAGACGTGTTGGCGCGGGGAGCCTGTGGCGAGGAAGGAGAGCGAGGGCCGATGAGCGAAACACACGACGGCTGCCGTAACTGCTCGTGCGCGCCGCTGCCATGCGCGTGCGGGTGTCACGCGGCGAGTCAGTGGGTGCTCGCGTGCACCGACGAGTACAAGCGCGTCGGCGAGGACAATCTCGTTGCCTCACTGCGTGCCGAGATAGCGCGCATCACCGCCGAGCGCGACGACGCGATGAAGGCCCGCGACCACTGGATCGAAGAGGCTGGCGTCAACGAGAAGTACGTGTGCGTCGAGTCCGATCGCGCACATGCGGCCGAGCGGGAGCTGCGCCTCGCGCGTGCCGTGGTCGATGCGGCGAGGGCGCTGATGGATGCGCCCGACGCCAGCGAGAAGAACTACGAGCGTAGCGACTTGTGGACCGACGAGGAGCGTGCCGCCGCCGTCGTTCTTCTCGCCGCTCTGTCCGCCTACGACGCGGCGGCATCGGCGAAGGGTGGTGCGTGATGCGGAATCTAGCAGGCAATGCCGATTGCGATCGGTACATCCGTGATGAGCTGACGCGTTGCGGAATTGAGATCGTCGAAGGGGAACGTCAGCGCGGCGAAGTCCCCGCGCGCCTCTCTGGTCGCCTCGGCCCGTACACATTCACGCGCGCGTGGCGATACTGGGTCGTTGACGGTCTCGTGCCGCTCGCGACCGCACAGCGTCTCTACGCGCATCCGGTGGGGCGCACGGACATCCGCGTCGCGGGCCACTGCGGGTGTCCGCCTCCTGAGCATCCGTGGCTCAAGTACATCGACGCTGACGGCGTGTCGATCGTGCATGACCCGACGGGCGAACAGGAGCGCGATCTGCTGCGTATGGCGGAGCGCATTCCGTCCGTCGCTGAGTCGCTGCGGACAGACCCGTTGCGGTTCGCGTTGGACGCGGCGTCGGTAGCCACTCACATCGGCGTCGACACGTATCACATCGACACCGAGCTAGGGCTCTACGTGTTCGCAGAAGAGGTGCGCCGTGGCTGACCGAGACCGATTCAACGAGATGGCAGAGGCCGCGTTCACTTTCGACCCAAAGGCGCGGTTCACGATCCTCGGCCTGCGCGAGTACGCCATGGGCGACGGCGAGACGTTCGCGACCGGGCACGAACTCGTGGCGCATCTGCGGAGGGTCTACGCCACCGCTCTCCGTGACGCGGTCGCTGCGGAACGCGAGGCGTGTGCCGCCATCGCCGACCAGTGCGCCAACGACGAGGGACCGCATTCGATCGGCGTGTGGGTGGCACAGCAGATTCGCGCGAGGGGTGGGGTGCGATGAGTGCGGCGGAAGAACTCGACACCCACGAAGCGCTCACGGTCGACGAAGTGGCGCACCTGCTGCGCGTCGATCGGAAGAGCGTCTACGCGATGATCCAGCGTCACGAACTCCCGGGCGTGCGTCGCATCGGAAAGGCTATCCGCATCTCGAGGACGGCTGTGGTAGCGTGGCTCCGCGACGGCCAGTCCGCCCCGCGCTCACGGAGGTAGTCCGATGAGCGTGCGATGGGTGACACAGAAGAACGGTAGCGGGGTCGAAGTCCGGTTCGTGATGGTCGACGTGACCTATCGCTACCCGGACGGGCGGACCGAGCGTGTGCGCAAGGCCACCGAGATCCAGAACCTACGCGCCGCGAAGCAGGAGGAGGCTACCATCCTCGCCGCGCTCGCGGCCGGCACGTATTCGCGCGAACGGAAGCCCGCACCCGTTCATCTCGACACGACTGCGCCGACGCTCGCCGAGTTCTCGGTGACCTTCCTCGATACGTACGCACGCGTGAACAACAAGCCGAGCGAGGTGGAGTCGAAGGAATCGATCCTCGAAAATCACCTGCTGCCGCAGCTCGGGAAGCTCCCTCTCGACGCGATCACCGTCGAAGCCGTTGAGCGCTACAAGGCGAGTCGCATTGCGGTCGGGTGTGGGCCGAAGACGGTCAACAACCAGCTGGCCGTGCTGCGTCGAATGCTCACGCTTGCAGTCGAATGGAAGCGCATCCCATCGGCGCCGAAGGTCCGCGAGATGAAGGTGCCCGACGCGGACTTCCGGTTCCTCAGCTTCGACGAGACTGACCGATTGATTGCGTCAGCAGGCGAATGGGCACCGATGATCGGGGTGACCGTGCGGACCGGGATGCGCATCGGGGAAACGCTTGCACTCCGGTGGTGCGACGTCGATCTCACGACCGAGCGGATCACCGTGCGGCGGGCGGTCGCGCGGGGAAAGATCGGCACGCCGAAGGGCGGGCGGCCCCGCACCATCGATCTCAGCGACCAAGCCGTCTCCCTCCTGCGTTCCGTGAAGCATCTACGGCGCGGCGAAGACCTTGTGTTCCACGGTCCCGCAGGCCGGATGCTGACCCGTGGCGAGGTGAAGTGGCCGTTATGGTCGTCATGCGACCGCGCGAACATCGAGCGCATTGGCTGGCACGTGCTCCGCCACACGTTCGCGTCGCACCTCGCGATGCTTGGTGAGTCCCTCAAGGTGATTCAGGAGCTACTCGGGCACTCCGAGATGACGGAGACGATGCGCTACGCACATCTCTGTCCCTCCGTGAAGCGGTCGGCGGTGAAATCTCTCGATGGCAAACAGGAGGCAAACGGCGGAACGCCGTTGCGGGCAGACAATGCAAGGAAGTAGAAACACTACAGAAACGGGATGGAGGCGCCGGGACTCGAACCCTGTGCCGACGTTCCGTGAAACAGACAGCGCGGTGCGGACTTGGCCGTCTTTCCCGTGCGAATTGTTCGTTGCGCCTCTTCCGTCTCGTCCCGTGCAGACCCATGTAGTGGCATGCCGTGCGGCGCGTTCACGGCAAACGGGCGGTCCGTTTGCCACGCGGCATGAGCGGAGGGTGTGACGATGGCGAAGAACTGGGGCACGTGTCCGTGTGGCAACGTCGGCGATGGCGGGTTCGTGCGAAATGACCCGACGACCGAGCCGTGGACTCCGATCTGTAAGCGGTGCCTCGACACGAGCTTCGAACTGAAGATGACCGACAGGACGGCGAGGTGGTGGTTCGCCGCCACGCCGAGCGTGCCTAGGTCGGCACAGCAGCGTCCGCCTGCCGAGAAGGGCTACGTCTACTTCGTCCACTCGGAGCAGATGAACGCGGTCAAGATCGGGCGCGCCGGTCGCCCGCATGACCGCATGGCAGATATGCAGGTCGGCACACCCGACGCGCTCCGCCTCCTCGGTGCACTCGAGGCGAGCGACATGATCGCGGCAGAGCGCGACCAGCACCGCGAGTGGAGCGCGCTTCACATCCGTGGTGAGTGGTTCCGAGCGACGCCGGAACTGATGGCGTACGCGCGGGCGCTGCCGCAGCCGAGTGAACGATGATCCGCGACGGCGCGGGAGGGAGAGCGTGGTGATGGAAGAGAACATGGACGACAACAGCGAGCCGTGCGACTGCGGCTCGCGATACTGCACAGGCCCGCGCCCCAAAGGGCGTCGCCGCACGATCATCCCGCGACACCTCGACGGCGAGTGCCCGGAACGCGACCCGGTGACCGAATGGCTCGCGTGGCTTGCGATGTGTCAGTTCGTCGGCGGACGACACGCGCCGCTCGGCGCTTCGTCGAACAACGCAGTGCGGATCGCGCTTGGCGGAAAAGACGACAGCTCGCGTCCGTACGACTCGGACGACTGGGGGCGGTGCATCATGATTCGCGACTGCGCGCCCGAACCGCTGCGAACGCGCATCGCTGAAGTCATCGCGCCGTGGCGGGCCGAACTGATTGAGATGCACCGTGGCGCTGTCTGCGGGTGGGACTCGTGGCGGAAGGCGGACGTGGCGAAGCTGGAGACGATGCCGTGAAATGGCACGCGCGCACGATGCTCGAAGGCGACGCGTACTACCCGCGCGAGCGCATGACCCGCGAGTGCAGCGAATGCGGGTGGACGGCGTGCGTGGTGCTGGATCTGCGGTATGGCGGTCTGCGTAAGCACGCGAAGGCGCAGCTCGACAGGGACACCGATGCGCATGAGTGCCCGCATCGAATCGTACTCGTGCCGAGCGATGATGGCTCACGGCCGCCGAAGGCGTATCGAATGGTGCGGGCGAGCGAGATGGATTGCGCAGGAACGCGCGAGGCGGGAGGCTAGGCGGTGATGACAGTGGAACAGAAGATCACGCTCATCATCTCGCTCGGCTTGCTCGTAAGCGTATTGATCGGAACACGACGTCCGACGAGGCTAGGGCGCGAGCGCAGGAGGCGACGATGACGAACAACCTACGCCGCTCCATCCGCGACGCCTACTGGCGTGTTGGCGCGGACGCCAAGGCCGTTGGTGCTGCGTGGTACGAGCGCTGGGCGCTGGATGTGGCGGAGGCGGTAATTGATCGTGCGGTGGGGAAGACGGGTGCGGCGGCGATGACCGCGCGCGCTACGTTCGCAGCACGCTGGTTCGTCGGAGCCATCGCGTGGAGCGTAGCTGGCGAGGCCGTGATGCGGGCGGTGCGATAGGAGTAGCTACCGCTCACTCACCCGCGCGACCGTGAAGGGTCCCCGGACATAGGTGCAGTGGCGTTCGGTCGCCTCCAGCGCGAGCCGTATCCGATCGGGCACTGCCATCTCAGGCGCTACCACCGACAGCGCATCGTACGCGGCGAGGGCATGCGACGAGCCCATCCCGATCGCGTGGTACCCGAACCGGGATTGATACACGCCCCAGTCATCGGTGATCTCGTAGACGCTGCCCTCGTACGCGACGAGCGCACGCATCTCGCCGGGCTTCTCGTCCTCGTAGAGATCGGTCATCACCGCCTCGCGCATTGGGGATGCGATCGCACGGAGCACGTACGCGATGGGGCTCTCGCCGCGTCGCCGCTTCTCGGTGACCGCGAGTGTTTCCGCAAGCTGCCCCGGTCGCATTGCTCCGGACGTGGCAACGGTGTGCGTGCGGTGCACGGTCCACTTCGGTGCGCGCATGCCGTCGTAAACGCGATCCGTCGCGAAGAGCGAGTCGCATCCGAACCACGCGCCGTCGGAGGAGTTGACGCCGAGGATTACGGTCATCAGTTCGCACCGTGTCCATCGTCGTCGGGCAGCGCTGACACCTCGCCGTCAAGCACGGCCTTCCGCAAGTCATCGATCGCCTCGCACCACTCTTCATCACCACCGTCGGCATAGCCGACGCACGCGATGACGGACTCGCAGCCGTCATCAGCGATGCCGACGAGAGCAATGCCCGTGAGGTCGCCTGCGATGATGCGGCGGCGGATGTCTGCGAGGACGCGAAGCATTGCTGGCTTGTCGCTCATGCTGCCCTCGCCATTCCGTACGTCTTCCCCGCGTAGCTGAATCGCTCGCCTTGGAAGATCACGAGGTTCGGCGTCGCGAAGCTGTAGTCGGGCGCCATCGCCTCGAGAACAAGGAACGATCTTTCCCACGCGGGATCGGGGGCGTACTCGGCGTCAGCTTCGAAGCATCCATTCGCGATGCCGAAGTACGTGCGGCCACCGGCAGTCGCAGTGGCGATGCCCGCTCGGTGAGTGTGACCGATGGCGACCGATTGACCGAACGACCGACGCAGATGCGTTTGCGCCGGGTTCATTCCGCCGCCGAACCTACTCGACTGCCCGTCACCGTGGCGGATGAGGAAGTCGGCGAAGCGGAAGCCTTGGTGGCTCGTGCTCTCCTCGTACCACTCGACGTCGCGACGGAGTCCGTGTGCGAGGCAGATTTCGTGGAGGGTGAGCCCCTTCAGTCCCTTGAGCACGTACGGCGTCGCGCCACCGAGCCAGTGAGCTAGACGCCGCTCATGGTTGCCCGGCTGCACGACACAGCGCTTCGACTGCGACGCGAGCACGTTGATCTCAGCGACGAAGGTCTCGATGCTCGACGCGATCTCGGTCGGGCTGTTGCTGCCCTTCGGATGGCGTGAGAGTGGCTCGAAATCGAGCGCATCACCGTTGATCACGACGGTGTCGGGCCGGTGGTCTGCATGCCATTCGCGGTACGCGTTCCAGCATCCAGCGCGGACGTGTGGCCAGTGGATATCGGAGACCACCGCGCACAGTTTTGATTGCGAGCGCGCACGATCGTAGACGTCGTTCGACGGCTTCGCCGCCGCATCCATCGCCCCCACGAACGCGGCATGTTGCGAAGCCACAGACGCTACGTGCGGCGTCGGTGGTTTTGTAACATCGCCGCGTCGCTTCATCAGCCCGGCAACAATCGCCTCGTCGGCACTCGTGGGCAGCACTGGCGTGGCGATGGTGCGTGCGGGCTCCCCCTTCGCCGCAGCGACGGCCGCCTCCCACGTGCCGAAGATGTTACAGATCGTGCGTGGAGACGGGTCTGAGCCCCTTCGATTCGCACCATACCCCCTATTACTCCACTCGCCGCATTCGCTCGCGACACGGCGGAGCGATGCGACGCAATCGTCGCGGGTGAATTTCGGCATGCGATTGATACCTTTCGGGGAGGGCGAGGGGAGAGCGAGGAATACGTTCGCGGGCTTGAGGTAGTGGCGGGCGATCTCAGTCGTCGCCGCAATACGGCGTCCAACTCTTCGGCTCGCGGATGAGCCTCCAACCGACGTGCTCGTGGTCTGCGTTGCGGAGGGAGGCGAGGCACAGGCCGAGGTGGCGGAAGAGGACGCGGTTGAGGAAGGCGGAGATGCGGTGGGCGATCACGTCAGATCACCGCCTTCTCGTGCAGCTCACGCCACACGCGCATGAACGTGGACGAGGGCCACGGCTCGGCCCACGCGAACACGGGTCCCGCTGACGCGTAGCGCGTGAGGTAGTCGGCGAGGTCGGCAGGGATGTCGTCCCACCCGTAGCTCTGGACCGTGCGCCAGCGTGGGAGCTTCAGGCCCGCACGCGACAGTCGCGCATCCAGCAACGCCCACGACTGATTGAAGAGCGGCATGCAGCGCGCGTAGCGAGATGCACCGAAGGGCCGCACGAAGTCGTTGACGTAGTCTTGTTCCGCGCGCGCATCGACGACACCAGCGAACTCCTCGTAAGGGAACTGCGAGTGACCCCCTAGCCCGCCGACGCGAACGGGCATGGCCCATGGTTGGTCCACCACCGGCTTGTGCGGGACACAATCGCGGTACGGCTTGAACGCATCCGCGAACGCCTTTGCATGCGCCTTGTCGTCGCCGTCCTTCTTGTCCTCCCATGCGCCCTCAGCGTCGAGTAGGACGCCATCGCAGACGTCGGAGACGAGCACGCGTCCAATCCGCTCGCCTTTGCCGGCCGGGTCACTGGAGTCCATCCCGAACGCAGCGAGGGATCGCAGCCCGTGCTTGCGGCAGATCGCCGTGAGCGGGGCGAGCATGTCGGCGTCGAGTTCGCTGCTGAGCCCATGCCACACAATCCCGCGTGCGCCGAGACTCGCGAACTCCGCAGCCTTCGCATCGCAGGTCGCGAGACGCGCGGCGCGGTCGTTCTTCGGTTCGACCTTCGCGCGATACACCTGCACGTAGATCCCGGCCGGTAGTTTCGTCAGCGCGGCGCTGTCTGCGTCCATCACGATGTCACCAATGCGTGACTTCCGCGAATGTCGTCGTGCGTTGACATCGACGTCACTTGCCCGCCTCATCAACGTCCCGATCCACCTGCTTCGCATCGCTCCCGATGCTCCGCACGTGGCGCAGCGCTTCCTCGTGCGACATGCCCCGCTGGATCATCTCGGCGATCTTGCCGATGGCGACGAGTGCGAGTTCGATCACTTGTGCAGCGCTCATTACTGTGACCCTCCGAGGATTGCGGGCAGCGTGACGTGGACGGTGGCGGCGGCTTCACGCAGCGCTTCGTACGCCCGCGCGATGTCGCCCATGGCGCGGAGGAGTGCGGCGCTGTCGACGTGCCCGTCGGCGGCGTTGAGGACGTCGACGAGGACAAGGTGGGACGCGGCGAGCGCGTCGTGTGCGGCGATGACTGGCGCCCATTGGGTGCGGACTGATTCGACCGCGGTGGCCTCTTCCGGGGTGCGCGTGTGCGTTGCGTCCGCCCTGCAATGCTCGCCGTCCCAATGCCCCCTCATATGCTGCGCGTTCATCTCTGCGGCGCAGTACGCCGACAGGACCGTGTCGCCGCCTACGTTCGCGACGTCTGCGGCCGTGTTTGCTGCGGTACGTGCGGATGCCATCGGGGAGGCACACCCGTGGAGACCGACGGCCACGAGCAGCCCGAGCGTGAACGCAACGGCGATGTCGACAAGGTCGATGCGGTGCGCTTTCACTTCGTACCCCGCGGCATCTTGTTCGCGACCTGCCGCACGATGCGCCACGTCGCCGCGAGGAATGCGTACGTGCCGGGCCACCGCGGCTTGACCAGCGGCCCGTAGTTGTCGCCGATGATCTCGACGATACCGAGCGCGAGCGCTTGCACGAATGCGATGCGGAGCCACGGGCCGAGGTCGGCGAGGTGGGGGACGAGTTGCGTTGCGTTCATTACGTGTTCACCTGTGGGCCGATGTTTCGGCGCCCTTTCAGCTGGGAACCGTTCACGATTCATGAACGGTGAATAGTTGACGCGCGGTCGAACGCTCACGGCGCCCGCGGTCGCGCGTCGGTGGGGAAGTGTTGCGGTAGCGCTCGCGGGCGGAATCGAACCGCCGTTCACGGATTGAAAGCCCGTCGTCCTAGCCGCTAGACGACGCGAGCGAAAAGCGGGTCGATTACGGCTGTACCCGCGCAGGCCACCGATGTTGAGCCTCGGTCCGCTTACAAGCGCCGCGCTCCTAACGCGGGCAGGATGGTGAACTGCCGGTTGAGTTCAGCGCGAGCGCGGGCCGTAGAGCCACCACGCGACCGCGGTGCACGCGATGACTGTGAAGGTCACCTTCGCGGCGATTTCGGCAGCGCGCTTCATCATCGAGGCACGTCGACCGTGGCACCACACGCGCGACACGCCACGAAGGCGGGGATGGTTGCCAATGCGTGACGCGCGCCGAAGCTCACGCCAGCACGCTGGCTCTCCGTGCACGCGTTGAGCATGTGCCCGCGGTTGCTCTTGGAGATGCGGTCGATCGCAGGCTCGTCGATGCCGAGCAAGCTCAGCTCGCGCCGCAGCTCGTTGTAGGCCGCTTCCATCTCGCGGAGTGCCGATGCGGGTATGTCCGACGAACTACGGCGGACCGGCGGTATCGTCTCCCCGTTCACAGCATCACCGGCCTTGCGCGGCTCGGCCGCTCCACAAGACTGTCGACGATCGGCAGGAGCAGTGCGGCGCATCGCTCGCGCACGTCCTCTTGCGTGACGCTGTCCATGCCGGACCACCTGCGGCGGAGGTGCATCAGCACTTCGCCGCTCACAGGCGTCGCGTCGGTGTCGGTGCGCACGGTCGGACGTCGCGCCCAGAAGGCCGCGCGCCACGCGTCGACAATCGGTTCGATCACTTCACGGCCCGCAGACGCTCGGTGACCTCGACGCGAGCTTTGATGCCGGCCACGTCAGCTTTGACATCCGACAGATCCGACACCACCCCGTCCACCTTCGTCGCCATCGCCTTGTTCGACTCGGCCGATTCCCGTCGATGCTCTTTCAGGTCGTCGCGGGTTTGGCGAGATTGCGAGCGGATGTCAGCGAACATGACGACGATGGCAGCCAATGCGGCAATCACCGGCCACCAGTGGAGGAGAGCTTCCATGCGAGTTGAGACCTTTGCGGAATCGCTACACGCCCGAGTCGACGCGTTGTGATCGGGGCGCGGGAGGAGACAAGAGAGACGAACGCTGACTATGCGATCCACTCCGCGATGCAGCGCGGGCCAGTCGGAGGGGATGCCGGAATGCCGTGCATCGGGTCACCTGGCGAGTCGCCGGGGAGACGCACTCGCCACGTGCTCGGCCACACGAGCTTGGCCCTCGTCGCGATCGCGCCCGCATCCGCCTCCAACGCGTCGCATGTGATTGACCCGTCTGCGTTCACAGTGCTCGGCCACTGCGCGACGGTGTTGTTCTGAATCCACGTCGCGAGCGCTCCGTTGCCCCACGTCCGCGCGGCCATGTCGACCCACACCACGACGAGCGCGATCGGAGTGCCATCGCTCTTGGTGCCCTGCGCGAGCTTCACGACGACGACGACGTTTCCGGCCGCGTTGCGATACTCGCGCGAGGGGAAACTCCCGACGTTGCCGCGTGCCGCGAGTGTCCACGTGCCGGGAAGGAGCGGCGTGGTGTTGTCTGTATCGAGCAGTAGAACTGCGATGCGCGGTGCCATCACGGTCATGTCACGCCGCCCACGCGGGCGCTGCCCCGCTGCGATAGAACGCCAATGTGTAGACGCGACATCCCGGCTGTTTTGCCGTGCTCGCATCACAGAGCAGATCGATAGCGCCGCTCGGTGCGATCGTGCCGAGTGCACTGCCAGTGATCGTGCAGGTCGTCGTCGCTCCGCCATTCACGCGGTACTTCACGATGGTGGCGATTCCGCCCCCAGCAGCAACGAAGATGTCGACGGTGTCGTTCGCAGCCCAGCTCAGCGCATTCGTCGTGTTCGTCGAACCGCCCACGCTTGCCGTGAGTACCCCCGTCGTCGCGATCTCGACGTAGGTCGTCGCGTCCGCGTGATCGGTCCAGAGCCGCATCGCGGTGTCCGCGTTCGCGGGCGTGTGTTTCAGCTGCGCGCGGAGGTGCATGAGCACGCGACCGCTCGACACGACGCTCGCGCCGGTCGCTACGAAGAGGCGCTCACCGGCACGCGTCGCCGTCGCGCCGCTCGTGGAGACGAACTCCGAGACCCACTTACCGGCCTCGATTTGGTGCATGTCGACGAGGGCATCGAGTGCGGCCGCGCCGGGGCCTCCGAGGGCCGACTCGTTCTGCCCGTCCATCGGCAGCGCGTATCGGTTCTGCGCCGCGAACGCGATCGCCGGAATTGCGACCCGCCCCCACGACGCGCTTGCCGTCCCGAACGCGAAGCCAGAAGCCCCGGCCGTCGTGCTGAACGAGTTGTGGTAGACGCCGCTGCCGGGGCCCTTCGCGTACCAAACCGACATTGAAAACGTGCCGGTGATTCCGGCGTCCAACTGATAGCGCGAGAATCCAGACGAATTGATCTGCGCGCGGAGAGCGTTCGTTGATCCGTCCGGGCTGGTCTGCCCGGTCGTGTACGTGTCGCCAGAGCCCGCGTTCGCGTGGTTCAGCGTTCGCGATTGCAACACGAGGTTGGTGCGGCTCGGCTCGACCACAAGACCCACGCTGTCCGCGTCGAGCGCGCGCCCCGCACGCGCGACGTCGGTGGTGATGCCGCTCGTGACGACCGTGCTCGTACCGATCTGCACCGTCGCCGCCGACGCGCGCGAGAAGCTGAGACCAGACGGAAGCGAACTGACTGCGCCGGGGGTGAGGCCAGTAAAGTCCGCGGCGAAGATCGTGGCGTTCGCCACTCCCCCATGCCCCCTGCTCCGATCTCGTGCGCCGTGCGTGCGGCCGAATGCGGTCACGAAGGCATGGAGACGCAGCTTTCGTAGCTACGGGTGGTCATCATCGGTGTCCTTATCAGGCCGAACGGAAATGCAGCTGGCTCACGTAGACCGTGCCGGCGCTGTTGTTCCAGAGAGAGAGCTGCACTCGCGCGTGCTGGTTGAATCCGCCAGACGTCGATGAGCACGGGATCGGAACTGCGAGAGCTGCCCCGACTGAATCAACCGTCGTGCTCGTCCACGCGCCGCTCGAGTTCGCGAGCTTGAAGTCGTAGTTAGTCGTCGCGCCGCCGATCGGTGTGACCGCAACGCGAATCCACACCTGCTGCGTCGTCGAAGTGCGGTAGCGCACCTTCAGATTGAACGTCTCGGCAACGCTCGTCCCGTAGAGCGCTCGCCCACGCAATTCGAAGGTGGGGTTTGCCGTGTAGCCGAACGGCCATGCCGTCGCCGCCGTCGCTGTCGTCTGCCACGCATTAGTTGTGTCTTCGGGCCGGCAGATCTGGAACTGTCGGTAGTGCTGGTCCCGCGCATAGAGGAGCTGCTGAATGAGACGGCGGTAGCCGATGCTCTGGCTCGTCTCGTGTCCGTCAACAATGCGGTTGCGGTCGGTCGCGATGAGCCATCCGCCAGACGCGCCCATCTCCGTTGTCGGCGCTGTGTCCGGCGTGGTGTCGCTCAGTGGTACTTCGGTGATGTTGATCGCGTAGAGGCCGCGGGAGATGTTTGCCGTACCGCTCGCGTCTTCAACCTTGATGTCGAAGTCGTAGGTCGAGCCGTTCGTGAGCTGGGAGACGTCGACCGTGTTCACCGTTTGCGAGTAGTCTCGAAACGACGAGGTGTCGGTGACAATCCCGCCCGATGCGCCGTTCAGCACGAGCGAGGTGCCGCTCTCGACCCACGAAATGGACCCGCTCGAGATCGTGATCGTGGCGGTGAGTCGCGGGCGCGTACCGCTCGCCGCGATGTTCGGCTCCACTGTAATTCGCAGCGCCTTGATGCCGGGGCTCTTCGTAAACGCGATCTTCCAAGTATGCGTGCCGGAGATGCTCGGGAGCGCGGCGTCTTCGAAGATCGTGTGGCCTATGCCGCTGTTCAGGAAGAGCGTGTCGAAGTTGAGACGCTGCGGCGCCGTCGAGCTGACCGGTGCGCCAACGATCAGTCGACTCACGCTCGGCGTCTGTTCGTTCGACGGAACCGGCGTCGTCATCGAGTCTCCAGAATCGAGTAGCCATTGATACTCGCGGTTCCCGCTCCGATCGCGCGGAAACCGACCCACAACCATGCGGCGCACACGAGAGACATCGGCGAAACCGCCGACGTGTTCGCTTGGTTGCGCCACGACTGCCACGCCGATGCTGGCACTGGCACTTCTGGTGTGATGTCGATTGGCCAGATGCCGGTTGTGACGGCAGGTTCATTCCCGAACGCCAGGTACTCGCCGAGCATGAGCATGCGCGTTGACTCGGTTCGAGTGATCGCAACGTAGAGATCAAGCGTCACGCCAACCGACTTGCTCACGTCGATCGAGAAGCGAATCTTCCGCGGCACGAGCTGCCCGCCGTCGTTCTCTTCGTCGGACACCAGCTGAATCGGTCCGATCCGCACGGCCGTCCTTCGGTCCCATGGAATTTCGCCGACGGTCGTAGGCGCGGAATCCGCGCGTGGCGGGCCGAGTAGGCTCGCGTTGTCTGTGAATAGTTTCGACGAGTCGGTGAAGACCGTGATCGATCCGGGCCCAGGCTTCGCTGTGATCTGACGACAGCTCTCGCGGCACAGCCATGACGTGTTGCTGTCAAGGACGATCGCGGCGCCCGCATCGAGCGTGATGCCGTTTGCGCCGGGCGCGCCGGCCACCGGCGCGGGGATCTTCACGAAACGCGGGACGACGTACTGACCGACGTGTATCGCCATGTTCTGCCTACGGCGCCCAGAAGTCGGCGGGGTCGGCGGAAGTGCCGATCACGTTCGCTGCGTAATCGCCGACCCACGCGTAGTCCGCCATGTTCTCGGTGATGGCGGTTCCGTCGTAGTAGTCATCGAAGACGAGGTGCCACCACTCGCCCACGCCGATCACCGTTGCTGGCGCGCTGTCGAGGGTGATGGTGTTCGTGGTGTCGTCAATGCCGATGATCTCGAAGCCCGCTTCTTCGTTCACCGTGTCGATGTCGATCTGCCGAAGCTTCACGCGGTCACCGATCGCGAACTTCGTCACTCCGCCATCGTTTGCGGTGCTGTCGTACGCGGAGATGTTTGAGCCAGCGAAGTCGGTGATGTCCGACGTGCCGCCCGCGCCCGACCCGAGGAAGGCTGTCGAGATCGAGAGCGTCGCGCCTCCGATGCTTCCGACCCTACAACACGGCGCATACGCGCTCGCGTCAGGCCGTCCGTAGGCGAGCAGGTGCAACGTCATGACGGCGCCATGCTCTCCCTTCTCATCTGGCGACACATTGAGAGCCTTCCCGATGACCTGCCCTGTCTTTGACTCGGGGCCACGCCCGCCTTCCTCGTCGGGCGTAAGCCAGTCGGTCACGGTCACGTAGTCGCCAACGAAGACCTCGAAGAACTTCTCGGCGGTGAGGTGCACAGTGCGCACGAACGTCGGTCGCGACCACAGACCGAGAACTCGGTGAAGAACCTGTTGCGCGAGTTCGCGCGGGTCATCCGACACCGCCACGCCGTGTTCGTTCGGAGGGTAGTTCAGCTGGATAGGTCGCCGCTGCTTCCATTGCGACACGCTCAGCTTGTCGTTGACGATGTCGCGGAATCCCTTGCCGCTCACTTCGACGATGTTTGCGAGGCACGCATCGTTGCGCTTCCAGCCGCTCTTGCCGACTAGGCCAGCACTCTCGATTGTCGCGGCTACCCTCTCCGATCGGCGTGGCGGTGAGAACGCGAAGGGCGAGATGCGCCCGTTCTTCACCCCGAGACCCACGCCCGTGAACGCGAGCGAGTCGCAGAGAATGTCCGCGAACGTCTGCGACCCGTCGAGAATCCACGTGCGTGCGGATGGCGCTGATCCCGATAGGAAGACAGCGTAGTCGCTGCGGCTCCACTCGTAGTTGCGCGGGTCGATGTCGCCAGCCACGGCGGTGTTGATCGCTGGCGAAACACTGGTGTCGCCGATCACGCCGTAGCGCAGACCGTGGAGCCAGTGCGTCGTTGCGATGCGGGCGGCTAGGCGCAGCGAGAGCGACGTTTCGACGAACACGCCGGGCGTCGGATCTTCGAGTCCAGTTTCGGTCGAGACGACGCGCGCGCGCTCGACGGTGATGCTGGGCGGCGAGGAGCTGTGCCCGCTCGGCTCGATCACCGCGATCGCCTTCTCGCCGACGCCGCCCGCGAGTACGTAGCGGACTGTCGTCGTGTACGGCGCGTCAGAATGCGTGCTGACGCCCCACGAGGCCGGCATGCCGAACACTGTCGAGACGGGGATCGTGCCACCATCTCCGATGCCGATGAGCGTCGATGGCGCGTCCTCGAGGATCGCTTCGGCAAGTCGCGGGTTCGACGATTCCGACGAGACGCCCGTGACTGTGCTCTCGCCGACTGTAAGGTTGATCGTAAGTTGGCCACCGACGTTACCGGTTACGCGGAGGACGACACCGTTACCTTCCTGCCGAAGCGTCGCGTTCGCGTCGACACCGGCAGCCGTGAACGTGCCGTTGAGTTGTCGTTCCTGGATCGAGAGAATCTCGGCGAGGGACGACTGGAATCGATCCGGGTCTGCCGCCGTCATGAACGAACGGAGCCCCCACGGATCGCCGGGGTACCGCACGAGCGTTTGTACGCGGAGGCCGTCGAACCCTGTCACTCGGGTTGAGCTGAGCTGCATCCCGAGGCGGTTTTCTTTCTCGACGTTCCACGCGGCCTCGAGCGGAAGCTCCCACATCGCGCCCGATTCAGGCTGGTCGCCGTCGACTAGATTCGGACCGTCGCGAACGACGCCGATGCAGAGGAGCTTTGCGGCGTTCGAATTGTCGACGTACCAGAACGTGACGCGGCGTCCTTCAAAACCCCCAGGAGGGAACGTCGACCACACCGTTGCCGTGAACGTTGTGTCGGCATCGACGATGTGCGTCGTTGCGAGCGACCCGTATTTGCCGCGCGTGATCGTGTCGAAGGTAGTCGCCGTCTTGCTCGCGTAGCCGATCGCCTCTTGGCCGATCCAGATCACGCCGCTCGACGGAAACCCGCTCGTGTCATCGACCGAAACCGATGCCGTCTCGGTCTCGTCTACAGGCGCCGTCAGAAACGTTTTCGTAATGCCGGTCGAAACGCGCGTGTCGAGGTACGTGACCCACGGATGCCCCGACGCGATGCCCGACGAGGGACTAATGTCATGGAGGTGCAGCGTCGGGATCTCAAGCGTGACATCGCCGAAGATGGGCGCGCACTGCTCTTCGATCGTGAATTCAGTACACTCCAGCGCGCCCGTGAAGAGCGTGAGATCGGATGGCCAGTCCGGGTCGGTCGACGTCGGCATCGACGTCACGCCTCCGATACCAAGCAGATACGGCAGTCCGTTGATGATTGCAGCGAACTTCACAAGCTCACCGCCGCGGTCTCATGCTGGATGGTCACGCCAGGCCAGTGGTCGAACGTGAGCAGGTTCGGAATCTCTGGCGCCTGAACGTTCTTCGCGGCGATCGTGGACGCGTCGACAATGACCTCGTCGTAGGTCGTAGTCGTGCCCGCGGTGACTTCGGGGAACGTGCCAAGCGATGCGCCGCAGATGTTAAGTCCATCAACCGACGAGTTCAGTCCGCAGATCGCGAAGAAGTCGACGAGGCCAAACGGGAGCGTCATGCCGGCTGTCGCGGTGCGCGTCTTCCACCGCGACGAGTCACCCCAGATCGGCGTGGCGCCACCGTCAGTCGACGACAGTCCCGCGCTCGTCCGGCTGCTCCATGTGTACGGATGCCACTTCGCGTCGAACGTGCGCGTGACGATCGCAGACGTGTCGCTCCAACCGTACGGGCGACCGCCGCGAGGGCGCGCGATCGCTACGAGCGGAGGATCGTTCTGCCATCCGGTGTCGTTCTCACGCGAGATGAAGTAGGCCGTGTGCGACGGGTGGTACGCGGCTGTCTGCGAGCTACCCATCGGCACGGACACATTCGCGGTGAAACCGAGCGTGTTCTCGAGAATCGATCCGGGCCACGTGATAGTTCCAGCGCGAACCACGCCGGAGTAGGCGAACACGACGAAGCCGGCAGCGTTGAGCGTGGCACTCCAGATTGCGCTTCCACCCGCATTCAGCTTGTTGGTGATGTGCGCGAGGATGTTCTTCGGCGATCCCGGCGTGGTGCTCGGCGTGCCGGGACTCGCACTGCTCGCGAGCTTGATCCTCCAGTAGGTATCGGTGCTGAGCGTCGCGATCGTGACGCTGCGTCCGATCCCTTGATCGTCCGTCACGGTGAGCACGACGGAGGTCGCCAACTTGAACGTCGCCGCGATCATCGACGTAATGGGGATTGCAGCTGCCACGTTGTGCTACCGTGTCGGGTTATGAAGTGGACTGGATTGGTGATTGCCGTGATTGCCGCTGCCGGATGTGCCTCACCGGAGCAGCAGGTGTGCATGCGGCTCGTCGGCGGAGATCTGACCGGATCGCCAACCGGGTACGCGTGCCACGTCAGCAGCGGCGACTGCGTAACCTCGCTGCTCCGCCCTCACATCACCTGCGTTGATCCGAACGGCGGGTCACAGATTGGTGTGTGCGCGGCGCCCTGCTCTGACATGTGCGGCGCCGACGAGGTATGCGTGCGCGACTCGTGCTTCAAAACGTGCCCTACGGCCGGCCAGTCCTGCGGCGCGAGCGGCGCAACGTGCACAATGCTTGACGGCAGCGTGGTCTGTCTCCAGCCGCGCTGCTAGCTACGCGGCTCGTCGCCGGTTGCTCACCATCGTGCGTCCGCGCATCCCGAACCGATCGAGTGCGTTCGCGACACCGTTCTGCGCTTGACGCTGCGTCATCGCGAGCCCTGTGATGTTGATGACGTTCGTGACCGAACCGCCCGTCGCATTATCGTTCGACGGGCCAGTGCCCGCCGAGTGACCCGTAGAATTCGCGAAGCCGCCGCCCGCCGCTCCGGCCGGATGCGGAGTCGTGAGTGCTGCGCCCACGCCCGTCGCCACGGCAACGCCCGCGTACATCGCAGCAGCCGTCGCGAACTGGCCAGCCTGCGCGTACTGTTGTGAGGCTAGCGCTGCTACTGCCTTTGCTCCATTGAACAGCGCTTGGATTGTCGACTCCTCCGCGATGCTCAACAGCGCTTCGTGGAGCATCCCACCGAATGCAGCTGCCGCGTCTTCTTTGCCTTCGATGAGTGCTCCAAGATGACTCTTGAAGCTCCCTGTCATCGCGCCCCACGCCTGCCCGACGATGGACGCCGTGGTCTGCGCGGTGGTCTGGATGTTCTCGGCGGTTGCGCCGAAGGTCTGGGCGAACTGCTCCGAGTAGGAGGAGGCGCGGCGCATCGATTCGAGCTGGTCGGATTCGACGCCGTAGTTGTTCGTCGCCTCGTAGTCTCCCGACGTAAACCCTCGACGTCCGGCCTGTCCCTGAATGCGCTCCTGATTGCGCTTCAGCGCTTCGCCGATCTCCTGCTCGCGAATACGCTTCTCCTCGAGGAGGGCGGTGTTCAGCGCGAGTTGGTGATTGCGGATCGACTGCGTGATCTCAACTTCTTCGCGTGCATGCGCGAGAGCGCCTTCGGCGTGGTTTTGATACCGCTGCCAGAAGTGCTCTTCTGTCTCACCGCGTACGCGTTGGATCTGGTCCCACGTGCCACCGAGACGCTGAATCTCGTTGATTGCGTTGGCAGTATCGCGCTTGAGGTCTTCGATTGAGTGACTGTTGCCACCGCCGCTACTCCCGTACGTAGACCGTTCCGTCGCCGTGCTAGGACCGCTTGGCGTTTGAGCCATGGCCGCGCTGTCACGCGCGTTGAGCGCATCGCGGTTCGACTGACCGACACCCATCGCGCGCCGCGCGCCCTCGATGTCGCCATGCTCGACGTACCACGCGACTTGGTGCATGTCGTGAGACGACAGCCGTCCGAGGTCGTTCTGCGAGAAGTAGCGCGTCGCGCCCGCAGCGTTGAGTCGATTGCGTGCCGACTCAATGCTTGCTTGGTTCTCGTGCCCGATGCGCCCGACGGTGTTCGTCTGACCGCTGAGCGAGATCGTTCCAGAGAGGATGTCGTTGACGCCCTGGATCGCCGTTTGGAGCTGGAGCCACTGCGCGATGCGGCCGATGATGCCGTCCTGCATCTGCTGCCAGTTCCGGCGCAGGATGTCGGCGGACTCCGCCATGCGCTGCTCAGAGGTGCCAGCGCGCTCCAACTGATCCCGCATCTGCGAGACGGTCTGACGGAACGCGTCGCCACGCGTGCGTGCGTTGTGCAGGTGGACGTCGTATCGCTGAAGACCCTCCTGGCTCAGACCGCGCAGCGTCTCTGTGACCTGCTCCAACGACTGGTTAAGGTCGGTGCCGTTGGCGATCGCGTACTCACGCGCGCGGGCAGTGATCGTCGCAAGCTGGTCACCGGTTACCCGATACCCCGCCTGCGTGAGAGATTGCTGAACGCGCACCGCCTGTTCGGCAGTGACCGCGCCGCGCGTTCGTTCCTCTACGAGTGACCACGCGCCGCCGAGATTGTTGAGCGCCGTTGTGTGTCGCTCGATGCGGGACGTCGACTCGACCATGTGCGAGAAGACGTTGTCGGCAACCGCTTCGACCTCTCGCAGTCGCTGGTAGTACTTCTCAACGGTCTTGTTGAGGGTGTCGAAGCCGGCCTTCAGCGCGCCGATGGCCGTCGTGTGCTTCTGGGTCGAGAGATGGTTCTGGACGTTGGCGCTATCGACCGTGCTCGCGAGTCGTGTCGCTGCGTCTGCGAGTTCGCGCAGGCCACGAATCGCTTCGTCGGTCCTGATACTCGCTTCGCCGTCGATCAGCTTCTCAGTCATCGTGCCATCTCACCCGAGCGAGCCGACTCGCTTGGAAATGTCTGCGTGCCTCGACTCGCGTGCGTCCGCGTCGGCCTTCGCCTCGCGCTCGTCGCTCTCGAACTGCATCCGCGCGCCGTACCCGACATCGATCGCTTCCATGCAGTCGACTTGGATCGCATCGAGGTTCGGATTCGTGAGCGGTAGAACGTGCTGGTCACGACGCGCACGGAGCACCGCTACGTCAACGACGTGCGGGAGGCGCGTGTAGAAGAGCGGGCATGCACACAGACCCTTCGCGTCGGTCAGTTTCTCGACGCGATCGATCGTCGTGCGGCACGCGGGCGGCAGATGGTCCTTCGTCTCGCGGAGCGGATGCCCCCGACGAGGGCAGCGCCACATCTCCGCGAAGCCATCGCCTCGCCGCTCCGTCTCGGGGTCTTCCGCCTTGCGCCCCTTCTCCGCCATCTGGCAGCCACAGGGCGCATCACGGAGCGCCTTCTTCAGCGCGCGAGACCCGTTCCAGCCCACAAGAAGAAAGGGCCTGCCGCACCAGCCTTCAGCTTGGCTCGCTGGTAGATCACGTGACCCACTTCGTAGATAGCAGGCACACCGAACTCGTCGGCGACCTTCTCGATCCACTCTCCGCCCGCGACCTTCGTCCCGTTCGGCATGGTCGTGATGTCGGCGGCGTCAGGCTTGAGTGAGTTGCCGTCGCCCTTGTCGATCTCGTGACACGCCCATGCGAATGCTACTTCGCACTTCACGACGTGCGTACTGCACGTGTCGATGTTCTCGATGAAGGGGACGCGCTTGATCGGAGAGATGTTGAAGCGAGGAGCGCGCATCCCGGGCTTCTCTTTGATGAGTGCGGGGTCGCGTGTCTCGGCGTACTTCGCGAAGTCCATCGACGGATCGAGTGCCTCGCTGCGCGAGTCCGGGGCGACGAGAACGATGGAGAGCGGGCCGGTCGGGGCGACGGTCATGATGTGGCTTCGAACTTTCCCGGCGCGTTCAATTCGTCGCGCCGCACGACGTTTGGCGGCGTTCAATCGCGCCGCGCGATGATGGCTCAGAGGAAGATCAGACGAGCGGGTCCGAACCCGAGGTCAGTGCTCGCGCTCGTAACGTTCGCGTCCTCGAGTGACTCGTAGGTGCGAACCATGCGCTCGACGCCTTCCTCGCTGATCATCTGCGGCTCGGCACTTTGGTACGCGTTCGGCAGTTCCCACCCGACGTAGCGCGCAGTGAGTCCGGTTCCGATCTGTGCGAGTTGAACCAGACAGACACTCGTTTGCGCATCGAACTCGGTCCACGCGGCAGGGTCGAAGCGGTGTTTCACTGTCGCAGTTGCGAACGGACGCACTGGCACACGGAGCACGCCGGTGACGGTCTCGACGCCGTTGGTGCCGGGCGTATTCGCGCCGTGATTCTTCACCTGCATCATGCCGCCAGCGAACTCGACGCCAGCCTCTACGAGCGGGTAGTTCACGCTGGTCGTCGTCGTGAATGGCTGAAGCAACGTAATGACGCTGACGAGCGGCACCTGCGCCGCGCTCATCGTCTCGCCCGCATACGCAGTGCTGAGGCCGAGTACGCCGCGCTCGTAGGTCGCCGCCTTGAGACTCGCGCTGAACTTCATCAGCTCGCCGCGCTTCCAATCGACCTTCAGGTCTCCTGTGACGCCACGCGCCTGCCACTGCGCGTCAGAGAGCCCGCTGATCCCAACGCTCTTCGCATGCGCGATCTCGAGCGAGTAGCTGTGCGTTTGTGACGGCGCGATCGTCACGCCGTTGCCTACGAGGTAGCCTGCGGTCGGCGTGCTCGTGAAGTTCGGCCAGACGCTCAACGTGTCGGTGACGATGTTCGTGATGCGTACCGGCTGCGTCTGCGCCGCGCCGATCTGCACCGCGATCCACTGGCCCTTCTTGAATCGCGTCGCACCGTGGCCGGCCGTCACCGTCACAGAACTCGACGTCGCGGACACAACCGTGCTGCCCTGCGCGATCCAGAAGTTCTCGCCGATGGAGTTGCCCCACAGCCCGAGGATCAGGCTCATGAGGTACTGACCGGTGGTGTCTGCGACAGCACTCGGGCCGAGCAACTGCGTGAGCGCGGCCTTTGCGGCGAACTCCAGTTCCAGCGTCGCGTCGGTGCTCTTGAGGCCCTGGATATTCTTGATGTGCGCGAACCCGCGAGTGCGCTCGTCGCGGACGGCAAGCTGATCGCGCTTGAACCCCGGCTTGACTGACCCGCCGAGCGGGACCGCGCGCTCAAGGCTTACACCAGCGCCAGCACCAAACGCAGATTCGATGCCGAGGTACGTCGAGCCCTGCTCGCTGATAATGTCGACTTGTCCAGACATGATGGGTCCGTAAGCGGAGGCGGAGCCTCGCTGGGGAATGGGCCTGCTGTATTGACGGGGATGCCGCGCGTCTCAGTTCGGCGCGGTGTCGTTGGCTGCTGCGGCGCGCACGATGCGATCGTTCGCGGCGAAGTCGTCGGACTCGGCGCGGAGATGCACGTGAACGCGCACGAGAGCGCTCTGGAGGACACGTCGCGGCGTCGGCGGTAGCGCCTGCGCGAGCGACGCGATGGCGCTCCATACGTGATGCGCAGCAACGAGGAGCGCGCGACGGCGCTCGTGCGGGATGTGTGATGTCGAAGTCACGCGGCCTCCGGTGCAGGCGGAGCGTCGTCGCTGGCAGACGTAGCTGCCGGTGGGTTCGGCATCGCAACGCCACGCACCGCGATCTCGCAGACAGCGCCGTGGCCAGTGCTGACAAGCTGAGGAGCGCCGAGGACGGCGGACGGGTTCACGCTGGCAAGCCACGTGCGGACGGCTCGCTCAGCAGCAGGCCCCGACTCGGCGAAAGGTCCGTCGACTTCGGCGCGTGCGTGGATCACATCCGCGCTCTCGCCGCGGTAGAACTTTAGTCGCATCACGAACTCACTTTCCGCAGCACGAAACGAGCGCGCTGCAAGTTGCGGTAGAGGACGCCGCGGGCAATGCCAATACGCGGGTCCAACCCCGCACGACGTTTGTGGTCGACGTATCGAGGCGATAGCGGGCGAAGCGTCACGTCGCCGCCTTGTGTGTCGAACCGGCGCATGATCACGCCTTTGACCGTGGCGCCGAGTACGCGGGAAGCGGCATCGAAGTTGAGCGCGTTGCCGCGCTTGCTCAGCACCGTTCCAAGGTTCCGCTTCCACTCAGCGAGGATCGCGGTGCGCATAGCCGGGGTGACTTCAAAGAACGGACGTCCCGTCGCCGTCAACAGATCGAGCTTCATCCGAGACGGCTCGGTGATGCCTTCCACGAACACGACGTATCGACCGCCGATGTAGCGAAGGAACTGTTCGAGCTTGCGAATGGGCTCGAGGTTGACGCGGACAGGCATGGTCGTCTTACGGCGAATGATTCGTCGCGGGATCGATCGTCACGAGGATCGGCCAGCGCGTCACGCTGAGGATGCGTCCGCCGCCGAGGTCTTCGATTGCCGTCGCGCCATCGCGCTTCATCATCGCCCACTCAACGCCGCCCGACGACGAGGTCGGATCGGACATGAATGCGCGCTGGATCATCGCAGCCTCCGAGATGGCGCGCTTGCGTGCGTTCAGGACCGCCGTCGCGGCGACCTCACTCCCCGTCGTATCAACGTTGCCGCTCGCCCCTGGTCCGCTCACATACCCGATGTTCATCGCGAGCATGACGAGGCGATTCGCAGCCCCGTCCTTCGCGTTGTATGGCGCGCCGAAGTCTTCGTCGCTCTGCCACTCCAGTTCGTATCCGCGATCGAAGATGTTCGGTGGGTAGTTCAGATCACGAAGCGGTGCGTTCGATGCGCTGCGACGGAAGCGACCGGAAGTCAGCGGACGAGACCCTGTGCCTTGCTCCATGCGGCCCACGATCCAGGCTTCGATCGGGTCGAGGAAGTCGGACATGGTGCGCCTACTGCTGTGTTCGCTGAACGGTGAGCATCACGCGGAGCGGTCGCGTCGCATCGACTCCGCCTGGGGCGATCACGAAGTTCTCGCCAGCATCATCGAACTCGTTGCCGCCTGCGAGCTTCACGAGCACCCGCATCGTCGTGTCGACCTGCGTCGGCGCGAGTTGTGCGATCGTATAGCCGCCAGCCGAGAACGCCGGTGTAATCGGCCCGATCACGTACGACTCAGCGGACAGTGACGCTCCAGAATTGGAAGCTGCGCCTCCGCCGAAGTACGACGGGGTCGATGCGGCACGCGACACCTTTGGCGACGGTGACAGCACAGTCTCTGACGCGCTCACGAGCGTCGCGCCCGCCGTTCCGTATGCGGCGCTCCAGGTCTCGACGCGAATCGTGACCGTCGTCGGCCGCATGCCGAGGCTGTCGACAGCACGGCGCCCGACATCGGCAGCGCGGCGGAAGCGGTCCAGTGGGCTGGTCATCGGCTACGGTTGTGCCGCGCGCCCGATCGGCCCATGCACGTCGAGCTTGCCCGCGGCAGTGTTGCCGTAGACGCGCAGGTAGAGATCGGGCGCAAGGTCGATCGCCCATGGGATGTTGGCGCGAAGTTGGATCGAAAACGTGGCCGCCGCACTCGGCTGCGTCGATGCGAGCGCTGCCGCCGCAGTCAGTCCCGTTGCGCCGAACTTCACCACGCAGTCCTGCGTGGCGCACAGCACATAGCTACCACTCACGATGCTCTGCTCGTTCGTACTCGCGCCGCTGGTGAAGTCGACCGTGAACGGTCGGATCGTCGCGTAGTTCGTTCCGTCGATGGCGTTGGACATGATGATCTCAATAGACCTCGAAGCCGCCGCTGCTCGGCGCCTTCTGTGCTGCGTACTCGGCAAGACCGATGCGTCGGGCGAGTTCCATTCGGAGCGCGTACTGGCTCCGCATCAGCTGCGTTGCCTGATTGCCGCCGTCGTTCGGCCCGAAGAACTCGACCTCATCAGCGCGCTTGATGCCCGATGAATCAAGTGATGTCGTGATCGTGTCTTCGAGCCTGGAGAGGTCGAAGAGGATTCCGCGGACGATCGTCAGCGGGCTTTCGATCTCTACGGGATACGTCCCACTGTGCGCCTTGCGCGCATTGATGCCGACGACGTTGCCGCTGAGGCTCTTGATCGTGCACGTCTCGCGCTGACCATCGACGTCGAGCACGATCTTGATCCCAACAGACAGACCAGTAGCCGAAGCGACGGTGATCGTCGTCGCCCCGGCTCCAGTGATCGCCGTCGAACTCGACGTTGCTGGCGTGTCCGACGACTTCACGTAGTCGCGAACCGTGTTGAAGACGGGGTGAAAGCCGATGTACGGCTCCGCACCCACGTCGACAACATGGTCCCAGCACTCGGTTTTGATCCGAGCGATTTCGTCATCGGTGAGCGTCGACACGTGGCTTTACTCGAGGTCGTTGAACTGCAAGAACTTGCAGTCGACCGCGGTGAGATCGCCCGCAGCAGTCGGCGCGCCAGAGAGCGTGATGACAGGACGAACGTACTTCCACGACCCGACGCCATCAGGGGCGGGGATCGCCCTCGTAGCCGTCGCGGTGATCGTTACTTCGGCCGCGTTGTTCGGCAGCTTGAGATCATAGAACGTGCTGTTGTCGTCGCTAACCTGCCACTTGAACGTAGCAACGACGCTGCCGGTGACGATGGTGACCGCGACCTTCGCGACGAGCGACCCAGGGTGAATCTGGTTCGTCGTGAGGGCGGTGCCGTTGCGCGCAGTGTCCTGCGCGCTAGTTGCCGATGCGAGCGCGGCGAGCGAACGCCGTGCCCCTTCGTTGATGAATGCCATGTTGTGTCCTGGTCTCGCTCGAATCAGTCGGAGCGGAGAGAGATGGCGAAGCGGTTGTCGAGCACCTGGAACCCCTCGTCAGCCATCCAGAGCAGGCTCACGCGCTGTCCGAAGTTCGTGTCGTCCGAGGGCTGCACACGCAGGCCCTTGCTGCCGATGCCGTACGCAAGGACACCAGGGCCGAACAACACGCCGCGCTGCACGGTGATCGTGCTGTTCGCGGTCGCCGTCGGGTTCGTCTGGCTGACGAAGAAGTCCGTCATGCCGATGGTGCCGATGTACTTCGAGTAGATCGGGTTCTTGTCCGTGTGGAACTGAACCATCTTCTCGTAGCGAGAATTGGTCTTCATCTGCCGCTGCTGCTTCGGCGAGATGACAGCGCAGTAGCGACCGTTCGCGAAGGTCGGGATCTTCGCGTCGAGCGCCATCTGCTCCGCGCGGAAGCACGACTCGAGGTCCCACGAGCGGTCGCCCGCCGAGAGGAACGCCGAGTCGTCGGACGACAGCGTGAGGTTCGGATCGCCTGGGTAGCAGTACGACGTGGTCGCCGCAGCGGGGGCGGTCAACAGCTTCAGCGCGACGACGCTATCGACGAACTTCATACGGTCGCGACGGAGGTGCTTCTGCACCTTGTCGATCAGATCGTCGTTCGCCTTGTCGAGATCGAAGTCCTCAATCACGTGCGGGCCAACGGCCGATGCGCCGCTGCTGTACGGACCCGCGAAGCGCTCGATGGTGAGCGCCACCTGCTCGCCGGTCAGGTCGACCGCGGTCGTGCCGATTGTCGCGCGCGTTACACGACGGCTCGCCTCGGTGTACGTGGTGTCGCTGTACACCGTGCGGTTCATCTTCACGGTCGAGCCCTGGCCAACAGCGAAGCGTTCGACAGAGACCGCTTCGGAAAGCAGTCCTGCCGGATTCAGTCCGCCCGGCATCGCCTGCACGTCGGGGGTCGTGGCACCGCTGCCTGCGAAGCTGCGGTTGCCGACGCTGACAGCACCGCTCGCCTTCAGCTCCGACTCTGCGACGGCGCCGAAGATGAGGTTGGCGTAGAAGTAATCGGGCTCGGGCGGGAGGAGGATCTTGTCAGAGAGCTTGTCGAGGAATGCCTGCGGAAGAGTCAGTCGAGAGAGAGACATGGAGAAGGCCGTGCGCGGCGCGTCCTAGGCGACCGCGAGGAGAGAAACGGGTTCAGTTCGAGGCGGTGTGCTTGCGCTCGCCTGCTTCGATGGCGGCGCGGTTCGAGTCACGGAGCGAGGCGGCACGGGTGCTTAGACCCTTGTCACGAAGAGCCTTCCAATCGAGGTACATCGCGACGTCGGGATCGTTGGTCGGCGAGGCGGCGGGAGCCGCGATCGTCGGCGCGGTGCTGGCGAGGGCAGGGAGTGGCGACGGCGGGTTGAGCGCCCCAGCCTCTCGAAGCAGCGAGACCGCTTCGAGCTGCTTCACCGGATCGGTGCCTGCGCGTTTGATGACGGCGTTACGCGTGGCTTCGGGGAGCGCAGCGAGCGTCGTATCGGCGTGCACCTTCAGTGCGGCCGTTTGCGCTTCGATTGTCGCTTGCGCGGCGGTGTACTTCGCGCCGAGTTCGGCGACGGTGGCGGCGGATTGCGCTTGGCCGTTTGCTGCGCGCGCAGCAATGCGTGCGTGCGGGCTGACGTACGGCTTGTCGGCCGGCTTCGGCGCTTCGGGTGCCGCTGGCTGGGCGCTCACGGGTGTAGCGCTTGCGGGCGCGGTGGCGACTGCCGCGGGTGCGGCTGGCTGTGCCTGCGCCACGGGAGCAGACGGGGGCGTTGCGACGGCGGGCGGAGCCGCTGCCGGCTGCGCCCCCGTCGGATTCACGGAATCACTCATGTGATGGTCTCGTTTCGTTACGCCGCCATCGGCGGCATCGGCGGAGGCGGCGCGGAATCGTCCGCATCACCGGCACCGAGTTCACTGGCCAGCACCGTGGTCTTCGCGTCGTCCGCTTCGACATCGATGTCGCCGTTGTCTGCGAACGAGAGCGTGAGGGCTCCTGTGCTCTCGATCGCCGCTTTCATGTCGGGGTCGCTGAGGGCCACATCCAACGCAGCCTTCGCCGCGTCGATGACAGCCTTCGCGCCCTCGCCTTCCGCTGGTTCTGCGGCAGGCATCTCACCTGCCGGTGCAATCGGCATGTCCATGCTCATCACGTCACGTCGCAGACGACTTTGACGCCGAACGGGATCACGAGAGCCGATGCCGCCACGGTGGCATTCGCCGACCACGCCGCCGTGGTCTTCGGCGTCAACGACACGGTGCTGCCCGAGATGCTGACGGTGCCCGCGTACTCGGTGCTGGACGACTGCGCGCACTGCGGGACGCATGCCGAGCGGGGCGTGAGCGTCTCACCGCTACGAAGTCCGTGCACCGCGGCGCTCGATAGGTCGAAGTCGAGGGTGTCGGTTCCACCCGCGACCTGAGTCGCGCCGTTGGTGGCGTAGAGAGTGAGGATGATGCGGTTGATTGATCCGCTCGGACCGGCCTTGTGGACACGCTCGATCACGCGATCGACCATTACTGCTGCGACTGCTGCCATGTGAGTTGCTCGTTACCGGCGCGGCTTGCGCGACGGCGAAACTGGTTCAGTGGGTGCGGGAGGATCAGACTTCGGTGCGGGCTCTTGAGCAGGCTCCCAGTCCTGCCCGCCGCATCCGGCGCACGCGTGGGCGGTGATGCCGCTCCACCCGCACGCCTGACATTTCACGGTCGTTTCATTCATCGTGTGTTCGCTCTCACGGTCACTCGACCGCGGTCGTTGATCGCGTCGCGGAGCTTCCCGGTGCGCTGGCCGACGCGGCTGTCGAAGCCGTGGGCCAGCTTCCATCGCGAGTAGCTGGACGCATTCGCTGCGATCGGTACATCGCGGAGCTTGTTGTCGATGCGCGCGACGATGGTGGACAGGATTGCTTCGGCGGCCGTCTCGCGGAATTCGAGGGAGAGCGGGATCGCGTCGGAGTTCTCGTACTCCGCCATGAGCGCCGCTTTAACTCGCTCCCTCAGGCGCTTCGAATCCGCCGCGAAGTCCTTGTCTCGATCGGCGAGGTAGCCGAGGACCTCGTCGAAACTCACGCCACTGCGGTACCCACCGGGCACGTGGAGCGAGAACTCCATCGTCTTGGTGAAGCGCTCGATCGCCGCGTAGATAACCCTGCGCAGTTCACGTTCCACACGCCGCTGTGCAGCTGCCTGTGCGTCGCGCGGAGCAGTTTGGTTAGGAGCTGGCCCGATCGTTTTGGGCGCGTCAGAGACGAGTGACCGGATCCACTCCGGCACCCTAACGCCATCGTCGATAGGCGACGGCACTTACGCAGCGATGCGCCACTCGCCGTCGCAGATCGCGAACGGACGCGGCGGAGACGTGTCGAGAGACGACCCGCCGTACTGCGCTTCGATCTCACGCGCGTGTGCGAGCTTGTCGGGGATACGCTGGCCGCACGGCTGCGACGTCGACCACAGTTCAAGGTTCTCTAGGCGGTTGTCGTCACGGACGCCGTTCTTATGGTGAACGTTCTCGTGCGGCGCCAGCGGTCGACCCAGGTGACGCTCCATGACGACGCGGTGCTCAGCGCGTGTTCGGCCCCCGGTTTGGATCTTCCGGTAGCCGCCCGGGTCGGTCCACCCAGATCCCTTGGGAGCGAACTTTCTTACGGGCGAGAATGCGGGTAAGCCAGCCAGAATGCGTTGCCGAGTAACGACGTAGTGACTCCGGCACGCTCCTTTCGCCGATGCCTTGTTGGTGCACCCTGGGATCATGCATGGGCTCGGCGTGCCTCTCGGCGGCCTGTTCATGTCCGAGCCGGTCTTCAGACGGATGGCGTGCATGCCGCAGTACCCATGGGCCTTATGCGGCTTTCCGCACCCCTCGATGTTGCACACCCTCGGCGGCAAGCCACGGTGCGCACCTAGCGGCGGTGTCAGATCTTGGCCCTTCCGAGCGCGCTCACGATGGCCTGCGCAGAATCCTCTCGATGTGTGCGGGCGCTCGCACCCCTCCACACTGCATGTTCTCACGCTGCGCTCTCGCTTTCCGCGGCCGGTACGTCACCCGGCTCACTCTTCGCCCCGATCCCCACTGGACTGCCTTTGACCACACGCCCCGCAGCGTTCTCGGCGAGCACGTTGTCGAGCATGCGCGACTTGGCGTTGTGCGATGCCTTGAGGCTCGCGTGCTCAGCTTGCAGTTCGGCGTGCGCCTGAGCGACACCGGCATGCTGCGGGAGGGGCGAAACGATGGCGTTGATCTGTTCGTGGGTGAGGCTCGGGAACGCTGCCGCGATCATCGCGCGTGCAGTCTCGACCGGCATCGTCCCTGCGACAGCCGACTCGATGATCGACTGAAGCGACGCGACCTGCGCGCCGTTCATCGCGGTATCTGCGACAGCCACGTCGGCAACTGGTGCTGGTGCGTCGTTGCCGAGCGCAGAGTTCAAGAGCGCGTGCGCCGCTTCACCGGCTGCCGCGTGCTGGCCGGTCAGCTTCGCAACGTACGCATCGACGTCACGGATGCCGAGCAGTGGCGCGACAAGGCGCACCGACTCTTCGATCGTCAGCACCGGTTGGTCGCCATTCCCCAGACGCGCAGACCCAATCGCATTCTGCACGTCCTGCCACGTCGGTTCGAAGTATTCGCCCCAGGTGAGGGACGCCGGGATACCGAGCCACACGGGGACATCGCTCCCCATGACCCGCACGAAGCACTTGCCCAGGGCAGGCATCGCGTCGTCGAGCGACGCGAGCAGCACACCCATGCCCCGCGCCTTCGCCACACACGCAATGCGAATGAGCATCGCGACGATCTCGAGGAGCAGCGGCCCGTACTCTTCGCGGAGGTTGTCCGCGACGCCGAGCATCGGCTCGAAGATCTGGCGCAGGAGGGCTGCCGACGCGTTGGCAGAGATGGTCTCAGGGGACGCGATCACGATGGACCGCGCTTCCCTGATCGTCTTCGTCAGCCCGTCGATGTCAGCGGTGAGGATCTGCGCGCCCGCACCAGAACTCTCCAGCATCTTGGCGTCGCCGCCCTGCGGCACATCCCAGAAGCGGCCAGGGCCTTTCTTCGTGGCGGCGCCATTCGGCGTCCATCGACCCGTAACCTTGTCGACAAACTGCGAGAACCACGAGGACGGTGCTGGTCCGCTCGGATTCGCAGTTCGCCCCACGTCACCCATCGGAGATGCCTGCTGCCCGAATCCCACCCTTACAATCTGCGGCTCGCCGTTGTAACGCCCGTTGCGGTGCCGCTGGGACATCGCCATGTCGAGCGCGAAGATCTCGTCTTCGAGGCCAGCAAAGAGCGCGGACCCGTCGATGGGGTCGCTATCGCTCACGTCCGGCTGGTTGCGGTGCCAGAGTGCGGGAACAAAACCGAAGCCGTGCGCGGTGACGCGTGTCGGCTTGTGGATGATCCAGTCGGGTTCGTAGCCTTCCTTGTCCGTCGGCACGCCCTGCCACACGGAGTCAGACTGGCGATCGATCAGACGCCGGTACCAGACGATGATCGGGTTGCCGTTACGGTCACACTCGCCACTCTCGTAGCGGTACCGGTAGTCGATGCTTTCAAGCTCACCGCAGTCATCGCGCGTCGGTTCGCAGTACTTCGCAGGGAGCAGCTCGAGGCGCGGCTTGCCTTTCGAGATAGAGCAGACCGGGACGACGGAACCCGTCATCAGGCCCTGCTCCAAGGCCATGCGCATGCCGACGCGGAGCGAGGCTTTATCTACAACCTCGCTCCATAGCTTCGAGAGTGCGCTGCGCTCATCATCGCTGAAGCTGACCCCGTAGCTCTTCGCGTCGATCGATGCGGTCGGGAAGCGAGAGTTACCGAACACAAGGTCGCACAGACGGCGACCACTGGATTCTGCGATGCTGGACTGCACGCACGGAGCGCGCTCGTTCAGCGGGACTTCGTTGTCCCAGAACGATGGGCGACCGTCGTGCTGCTCCCCCTTCCACAGACGTTCAAGGACGTCGAGTCGACGAGTCCTCGGCGAATCCGCAATGCGGCGCACGCGTGCGATCGCAGCCTTCGCGTCGTCGGTGGCGGGGGTAGGGAGCATTCTATTCGTACGACTCGGTCCACTCGCGTGGGGCTACGGACGCTGCATTCCAGGCATACGCCGTGGCGTCGACCTGATCGTCGGTGCCGCCTTCGACGCCGGTGAACTTCGAAAACTCGTGGAGGTAATCGTCGAGCCAGGGAGAGCGGAGCGGGACACGCACGCGCCCTTCATTCCACGCGCCTGCTAGTGGCTGGGCTCGGATGAACTTCGACGCGAACGGCGCGACCTCGGTGATGATGAGGCGCTGGTTCGACGTGCGCAGTGCTCTGGCAATCGCCTTGCCGTCGCGGCTCGCTTCGATCGTCAGCGGTGCGCCCCACTTGCGCTGGAGCGCTTCCAGTTCGTCGGCGATGGCTTTGGTCTCACCGTGCCGTCGGATGACATCGATGACGTCTGCGGTAGCTTCCGCGCCGATGCCTTGAACCGCGAGCACGACGGCCGCGGTGTGGTTCGAACTTGCAGCCTCGCTGCCAGCCGGGTCGCATCCGATCACGATGCGCGCTCCGGCAATCGCAGGCTCTTCGTAACGAGCGGGCGTCCTGAAGACCTCGCCGCCTTTCGGGACAGGTCTCCCGAGATACAGCGCCGCCCAGTCGTAGGCGCCGACTCCTCGCCGCTTCCGCTCCAGTGCATCCAGCGGCCATCGCTCGGGCCACAGCGCGTTGCCGTGCTCGTCGATTGCCGGGAGGTTGACCTCTTCGTAACCGAGTTCGCTAAGACAGAAACCAGTCAGGTCACGCTCGTGCCACCGGGTGTGATTCGGAAGGATCGATCCGTTCGGTTCGACGCGGGTGTTCGCGACGCTCTGAAACCACTCGATGACACGAGAGCGAATCAGCGGCGACTCGGCGTCTTGGCGATCACTGTAGGGATCGTCGATGAACAGAACGTTGACGCCCTGCCCGGTCCACGAGCCCATGACGCCAGCGGCGAGCATTCCGCCGCCTTCAACTGTCCGCCACTCGTGGACGCTGTTCGTGTCGCCGCGAAGTTTGATCCCGGCTCGGATCGCGTAGTCGCGTGCGAGGCGCGACTTGCTCCATGCGACCGAAGCCGAGTGACTCGCATACCCGATCGTCCAGTGCGGTCGGCGCTGGAGGATGTACGGGACAGCGTGGAGGATCAGCTCCGTCTTGCCGTGTCGCGGCGGTGCGTTGAAGCACGCAGTGACGGGCTCGCGTAAGACTCGCTCGATCGTCGCAGCAATGCGACCTAGGTGACTCGGCCTCGAGTAGTTGGGGCTCGTCCGAACAACGAAGTCGAGGATCGATTCGGATGCGCGCTCGTGAGCAGCGATCGCGGCTGCGATCTCCGCGCGTTCACTCTCGCTCAGCCTCGCCAGTTGTGCCGGTGTCAGCTTCGCCAGTGACACGAGCCACGAGGGCGGCGGCGCGTTCATGCAGTGCCTTGGGGTCGGTGGTCATCGAGCCGCTGTGCTCAATCTTCTGCGGTGCCATCGCACCGTGGATCTCGGCGAGCTTCGACGCCGCAGCGACCATCGCACTCGACTGCGGCCCCTTCTCGGTGCCGATCTCGGCGAGGTCGTAAGCGTGGAGGAGCAGCGCCGACACCTTCGCGCGCCACGCATCCACATCGGTCGACGGGGTCATCGCGGCGATGCGCTTGCGCGCTCGAGCGAGGTAGTTGCTCGCCTGCCGCTTCGACACGCTGAACTCAGCGCACAGCGTCTTGATGATGTCGCGGTCGGTCTTCGACGAGAGGTACAGCTCTTCGGCCCGCTCGATCCGTCCGTGCGGGATGGTTCTCATATGATTCTATGCGCGCGCGAGCACTACTCGGCACTCTGCGGCGCGCTCCTTCAACTTCGTCTCGCCTGCCGCCTCACCACCGCATCGAACTCGGCGATGGAGCGGAGGATGTGAACGGGGAGGCCAGGGCCAGCGCAGTAGGTGGCAGAGCCTTCGGCGCCGCTTCGATCCGTACAGCTCTCGCACTGCCAGTCTTCATGGGCGGCGCAGACTCCGTAGATCAGCGCGCCGATGCCGTTGCGCTCTGCGTCGCGGCGGGACTTCTGGGTATCAATCGCGGGGCGTTTGGACATCAGGTCGCGTTCTTCCCGCAGGTGTTGCGGTACCAGCGCACGACCGGCCGTGAGCACAGCCACGCTTCGGTCTGCACATCTTCGGCTGTCGCAGCGCGAAGCCCGTAGTTCACCGGATCGCCGATGTTGACGGCTGCACGCTGCATCCATCCGAGCGCTAGTGCCGACTCGCGCGGCACGATGGCGCCACATCCGACGCACACCGCGTTCGCCGGGTCCTGTGCAGGACCGTCGGTGTTCAGCTTCGACCAGTCGCCCATGAGGCACGCGGGCCGGTCTTCATCCACACGCCACGTCACTGCGCCTTGCTCCGCTTCCGACTCGCCCTTCGCATGATCGTGCGTGCGCATGCGGCGAGTGCGCGGCGGGTGGCGCGGTTCAGGCCGACGCCCGACATCCACCGGGCGAGGAGGGAGCTGTGATGCGCTTCGAAGTTCATGCGATGCCTTTCGGTGCGGACATGCCCTCGGCGCCGATCCGTTCGCGTTTAGTGATGCGATCTGCCCACGCGTGTAACGGGTACGAGCTGCGGGGCTTCGCAGCTTCCGGCCGGAGATGCGGGACTTGCGCCCATGCGGTCAGGGCGGAAACCGGTGCGCCAGAATCGGATTGAATGCGTCCCGATCGCGGCTCGGGACCGGCCGTATGCAGTAGGGCGGAGGAGAGGAGCGCCCGGCTGCGAGGTGGGGCAGACGGCAGATGAAGACGCGGTGCTGGGAACTGCTGGCGACGATCGAACGCGGTTCGTCGAGGTCTCGCCCGGAGGCGGACAGATATTTCGTGTGCGTTCGTTGTGTGCGTCAGCAGATCGCAGAGCCGCGATTCAGCTATGCCGCCCGTGCTCGCCCATCCGCCTCACGGATGTCGAGTTGCCGCTGGATGAAGGCTTCCAAGTGCGCGAGGGTGAATCGACGCTGCGCGCCAGGAGCAGCCTGGATGCACTGCATGATGCCCTCATCGCAATAGCGACGGATCGTGTTGGGATGGATACCCAGGATCTTCGCCGCCATGTCGATTCGGAACGTCTGTACCCCGCTCATCGGACGCACCTCGGCCAGTGGTTAACACCCTTATGCGCTACCTCACTGACGGGTGCGAGTGAGGTTTTGTGAGGGTTTGTTTCTTTTCGCCCTCCGCTCGGCAAATTCGTCTAGGGCGGTGGTGGCGTTCTTGAGCCCCGCGATCATCCGCTGGATGTACTGCGCGCGTGCTTTCGCAGGCGGTTCGGGTACGACAGGCACAGGCGGGTGCGGACACGGATCGGACCATTCGTCTTTGTTGTACGCGTCGACTGCGCACCCGATGATCGCGTTGCCGAGTCCAACGACGGCGAATGCTTCCGGGGTGTCTGTCTTGGCGTGCCGCTTCACCCATGCGAGCTGCCGCGCCTTCTGATCTGCCGTCGCGAATCGGTCGTGCACACGGCTCGCGAGCGCGTCGGTGTTGTTCAGATTGCTCCCACGCGTGCCGTACGCGAACCACAGCACGTCGGCGAACAATGCCCCCATCGGCTTCTCACGCATAGCTGCGAGGTGCTTCCGTGCACACGACTGCCGCACGAGTCGCCGGTCTTCGCGCGCCTCGCGATCGACCTCCGGTTCCCACCGATTCGGCATGTCGCCACCACCGGGCACCCATGCGAGCGCGGCCATATCTTCGATGGCGTTCGGCGTCCACTTCCACCCTGCGAGTGTCGGCCATTCGATAGGTGCCAACGGCGGCGGCGGGTCGGGCGCGTAGCGGGGTGGTGGCATCGGCGGGTCTGGTGCTCGGCGCGGTTCCACATGCCACTGCGTTCCGCATCCGCACGTCACGGTGCGCCCTCGGTCTGCGTTCGCCAGCGCGGCCCACGCGCGGCAGTCTCGACACTCGCTCATCGGATCACCACAGCCGGACGCGACCAGTAATCGCTCCGGTCCTTCTCGGTAACGCACACCCCACCGTGCCCGCCCGTCAGCACCGGCACGACCTCTTCGGCCTCCGGCGCGAGGGTCACGTCGCGTTCGAAGTCGAGGTCATCGAACACGAACACCTTCGCGTCGTGCGGGAACCGCCTCAGCGCTTCGATCAGTTCGGCGACGGTCATTGCGAGTACCACAGCCGCACGGCCGCCCCCGGTGCCCGCACGTTCGTGTCTTCGGGGTCGATGTCGAGGTCCGACACGTTCACCGCTTGTACCGACGTCACGTCGAAGTCGTATCCGGTCTCGTGATCGCTCACGAACACCTTCGCATCATCCGGCACGTCCCGCATCGCTTCGATCAACTCAGCCTTCGTCATCCGCCACCCCACGCGTAGAAGCCCATCGGGCCATCAATATCGAACTCTTCGTAGACCGACTCGGCGAGCATGCGCTTCGCGAGGTATTCGCTCATGGGCACATCGCCCTCGTCACGAGCCGCCGTAAGTGCCTCCTCCGGCGTGCGTCCGATCGCGACGAGAAGCCCGTTGGAGTAGTCGGTCAGCGGGCTCTCGCCACGCCATACGTACAGCTTCAGATCGCCCTTCGTCATGTCCCCTCGCCTCCCCGCCGTCGTTCCCTCACCACCCGCAGCAACTCCAGTATCTCGGTGAACGCGTGGATGTGCGCGTCGATGTCGACGTCTGTTTCGCTGGCACGCCCTGTGAGCACCTCGCCGACGTTCGCGTTCCAATACGCACGCGCGCTCTCCCTCATCATGCAGCACACGGCATCGCTCCACGCGTTGTCCTTCGCGTGTTTCGCGGCGACCATGCACGCGGCGGCTTCGTCGGCGGTGATGAGCTGGGTGGCGCAGGGCGTGCCGTCGGAGTTGTAGGTGGTCATGTGCCACCACCAATCCAGC